TCATGGTTCCTCTCCCGGACTGCGGTCGAGCTGGTCGGCGCGCTCGTCGGGCTTGGCCCACACAACGGTCGCGTATGGCACGTCCTTTCGAGTCGAATCAACCCACTTCCCGTCGATTACCCGCTCGCGGCTGATCGTAATGGGCCGGGTGCGGCAGCGTCGCTTTCCGTCGAAGTCGAGAAAGAACGCCGAGTGGATCGGGTCGCCCTGGTCGAGCGTCAGCAGGTTGCGCACCATGTCGCCCACGGTCTGCACGCGACCCCACACTGGCGCTGGCGTTTCGGCCTTTGCGGTAAGGGCGGCAACCTTTGCTGCCGCGAGCCGCAGCTCGGCAATCTCCGCCACCATCGCCCGCTCGACGTCGTTCGGCGCGTGCAGAGGCCAGTCCTTGCCGACGCCGATCCGCTGGCGCCACGTCCGGACACCCGGAACCCGCAGGGCCTCGACCAGGTCTGCCTTGGCGGCTTCGGTCCAATTGAGCTCCCCACGTGCGCGGTTGTCGTCCCACCGCTTGTTTCTGTTCTCGCTCATGCTCTCACCTGCACTTTGATCTTCACTTCTTCGGGTGCCGGCGGCGCCGGCTCGCGCACGTTCAGCGGCCGCATGGTGCCGGTGCGCAGGTTTACGAACGCGCCGTGCCAGGTCAGCCGACCGTGCCGGAAAAATTCCCACAGGATGCTGAGCGCCGGCGTCACAATCGACTGGTTCACGAACAGCTCCTGGCGCTCGAGCGCCTCGGCCAGGCCGCAACTCGGGGTGTCGTCCTCGGGTGCGTTCAGGTCGACCAGCTCCGGCAGAACCTGGTACGGGCTTGGCAGGGCAACGCTCCCAGCCGGCAGCTCGCGATTCGTGCTCAGCTCGCCGAATAGAACCTGGCCGTCGGCCGCGCGATTCCCAAGGTCCATCAGGTATTGCACGTTGCGCGCCTCGAGGTGGCTCTCGATCTCGGCCCGGGCCCGCGCGCTGTCGACGCAGGCGATCGCCATGTCGCACAGGTGGTCGCGCCCGTCGTATCGGCCATAGACTGCTTGCCAGTTCAGGCCGAAGAATGCGTTCACGCGGTTGACCAGCACGTGGGCCTTGCTCGAGCCGACATCGAAGGCGCCAAAGAGCTGGCGGCCCATGTTCGCCTCGCTGACCGAGTCCGGGTCATAGGCGCGCACCTCGAGGCCCGGATGGCCCAGGGCCGTGATCGCATGGTTCAGCCTGGCCAGGCCGGTGAGCATCTGCGAACCGTTGCCGCCGCAGCCGATCAGGGCAATGCGCGGCGCGCGGCTCAGCATGTAGGGTGGCGTTATGTGCTGCATGCGGTTACCCGTACACTTTCTCGGCCGGTACCGGGATCGGAATATACAGGCCCAGCACGCACATCCGGAACGCTACGGTCGGCTTGTCGGTATTCAGATTGCCGAACACAGCCGAGATCTTGACCGCGCCGCGGTCGTCCGCGTCATCGGTGTCGCTGAAGAACGCGACTAGATGGCCGTGGCTGTGCAGGTCAATCGCCAGGCTCTCGTTCTCGCCGACCTCGACCTGGTGATACTGGATGCGGCTCGCGCTGGCCTCGCCGATAACCTCCGGGTAGGCGATACGCCAGGTGCGCGCGGCGTGATTCCAGAGCAGGCTGGCGGCCGCCTCGATCGGCGCATCGGCCTTGGCCTTTGCGGCAAATTCCTTCATCTGCGGGAGTGCGCTTCCGATCGACCCGAAGTCGAGTGTGCACTTCTTCTCCAGCGCGCCATACGGGATTGCCACGTTCGGGCTCTCGGCCAGCCTGTGGATAAAGTGCAGCCATGGCCGGCGGACCTCAAGATGCAAGCCATCGGCAGCCAGCAGGAAGCGGTGACCGCTCTCTTGCAGGGGGTAGAACGGAGCGTGACGCGGCACGGCCGCGATCGGCGCGGCGGCCAGAAGGGCCTGGTCGAGCTGCAGCAGGTCGGCCGGCGCATTCGCCTCATCGACGGCCAGCGGCAGCGGGCGCTGCTCGCGCAGCACGGTCTCGGCAGTGGCCAGGAAGGTCTCAAACGATCCGCGGGTGATGCTGAGCAGCTCGTCGAACTTGTCTTTGAATTCTTGCTTGTCCATGTCTTCCTCTTCGGGTCAGTAGGTGGTATTGCGTCCTGCAATGCGCGCGATCGCGGCCTGCAGCGTTTCTTTCGAGTCGACGAGCGCGCGGCGCATCTTCTCGGGATCAGGGTTGGCCAACTGGTCCTGCCACAGCTTCTGCATGCCGCCCTTGTACTTCACAGCGTCGGCGTGGTTCGGGTGGGTGAAGTGGCTACGGAAGAATGCTGTCTCGTAGCGATCGATCACCTCGGCGCCGAACGTTGCCGGCAAGTCCACATTGCCGGTGCAGATCCGGCCGCCCTGCCATACATTGAAGTGAGGGGCATGGCACAGATAGTCGGTGGGCGCGGGACGGGCGCTTTTGCGCAGCGAAAACACGAACCAGTCGTTCGGCGTGGCCACGAATACCAGGGCAGGGTGCGCAGCTGGCCCACGTCCTTCGACCGTGCCGCTGCCGGCTTTCTTAAACCAGGTGGTGCGCACCTGTGCCGGCGTCCACCATGCGATCACGTTGGACGAGCTGAACAGCAGGTTTTCTGGCAGGAAGCCACTGAAGGCGGTGGCCGCAGCAACGGCACCCGCGAACTTCGCAAGGGTGCCCTTCGACAAGGGCACGCCTGCACCGATGATTGGTCGGCCGGTATATTTCGGGTCGAGTGCCACCTGATGTGATGTCGCGTACACGTGGCCCTGATTCGATTCGTACACCAGCACGGCACTGGACAGCCTCAGCACAGCTTCGCCGGAGCCGATGATATCTACAGGTATGAGACTCAAAATTTTTCCCCCAGCAGCAGGAGCAGTTTTTCGGTCAGCACCGCGACCTGGAGCGCTTGTTCGGTCCGGATCTGGAAGTCGCGAATACCGTCGGCGGTCATGGGGACAGGGTTCGCGTCGATGAAGTCACAGTAATCGCCGGCGTTGCCGAGATCCTCGAGGTAGTCGTCGATCGCCTGGCCGACCACGTCATACTGTTTCCACAGCAACACCATCGAACCGTCGATCGTGTCGTGTCCGCAGCGGTATACGCCCTTGTCAATTGGGCTGAGTACGAACCCCTGCTTACTAACCAGGGCGTGCAATTCATCGCATACCTGGACGACCCGGCGAGCCAAATCAGTCGAGGCGGCCGCGCCGACCTCATCCCTGGTCCGTGTACGGTTTGGTTCGCATACCCACTCGGGCATTTCTCGGTAGAAGACGTCGCGGGTGATGACGTGCTCGGCCTCGAGGAGCTCCTGCACAGTGTCGTATCCGTTCATTTCGCGCCGCATCTCGAGCAGCTCAATGTCGTCGCGCGAATCGTGCCAATAGGAGGACTCGACCCATCCACGCGCGAACCAGGGCGTGAACGAGTCAGGGAGCAGGTTGGTGGCGTCGCGCAGCACGGACAGAACGGTCTGGCCGAAGCCCTCAAGCAGGCGCTCCAGCTTCTCGACGCCTGGGGCTAGTGCGAAGCGAGGCATTTCACCATCCATCCGATTCAGGCAGAACCAAGCAGTGGTTTCCTTGCTGTGGCCGTGCCCGCCGTCGTCCAGTTGTTGCACATGCAGACTCCATCGGAAGAACTTGCATGAATTGGCGCGGATCACACGGGTCCACCAGTGCGAAAGCGCGCGCTGCGACAGCTGCTTTTCGGTCTCGCCGAACACGTCGACCAGCAAAGCGTTGCGCGGCGTGCGAAGCATGGCGTCGGTAATGACGTTTGCATCGAGCAGCGCGATCGTCAGCGGGATGGTCATCTGGTCGACACCCGGGATCGTGTAGCAATTCGGCACCTCAGGCCCGAACAGCGGCAGGGCCAGTGCGGCGCTAGGCTGGATTGCGATCATGGCAGCACCGCGTGGTTGGGCGACGGTGCTAGGCAGCGTGGGCCGTTGCTGCGCACGTGGTTCTCAATAAGGTGCTTGACCGTGCGTGCCAGCGGCATCGATGCCTGCGTTTCGGTCAAGACATTGAGCGGCTGCTCAGTGGCCGACAGGCGGCCGCCGGCGCGCAGGCGCTCCAGGGCGACTTCACGTTTCATGATCAGGCGCCTTTCGTGCCGACGGCGCGGCGGAACGTGTAGATCGCCTTGTTGCCGACCTGCTTCGGGCCTTCGATGTCCGCGTTGGTGATCTCGGGGTACACGTTGGCGTAGAAGTCGCGCACTTGCTCGAGCGAGAAGGCAGAGCTCGGGTCGCCCAAGGCGACGCCGTTGTAGGTGAACTCGCGAATAAGGTTCTGGATTTCCATGGGGGCTCCGTTAGAAGAGGTCGAGGGTGTGCGTGTCGACCACGGCGTCGCCGGCGGCGCCCGAGGTGGACTGCGCGGACTGGTCGACGGGTGCGTCTTGCTGCTCGCCGCTCGCCGCCGGCGACGGGGCATCGCCCTGGCTGGTGTCGCCCGCAGCAGCTGGTGCGCCGGTCTGGTCCCCGCCAGCGCTGGCTTCGCCGGCCGCCGTGTCATCAGCACCGCCCGCATCATCATCGTCACCAGATGGGGCGTCGGCTGGAGCCTTCGCGCCGCGCGCCTTTCGGCCCGGCTTTGCCTTTTCAGGCGCTGGCAGCGCCTTCGGCGGCTCGCTGGTGCCGGCCGGCAGGCCCAACGCACCGGCTGCATCCTGGGCCTGCTGCAGCAGCGTGCGTTTTGGCGCCTGCCAGGTGGCCAGGGCGGCGATGAAGTCGGCATCGAACTCGGCCGGCGTGGCGACGAGCGACAGCGGCTGCGGCACGCTGGCTTTCGCCTTCGTGTCGAATGGTGCCGCAGTGATGTTGACGCGCAGCTGGTCGGCGCCCTCGGGCGCGATGGTGATCATCAGCGTCGCCTTCTTCGCGAGCTCATGCAGATTGGTGAACATTGGCGTTTCCTTGTGGTTGTGCCCAGAAGGGCGGGTTAATCGTGGTCGTTGGCCTGCAGCTTCTTCACATCGACCTGGTCGCGCCGCGCCATGTGCCGGCACGCCAGGATCTTCAGGACCAGCCTGAACGTTGGGTGCGCGAGCATGTCGTCGAGCGAGGCGGGCGTGCGAAGCATGCGGTGGGCCACCTCGAGCGCGGCGCGATCAGGTTCGGCGTGCACCATTTCAGGCACCGTCGGTCGAACAAGTGGGCGACAAACCGAGCAGGCGGTTCAGATCATCCTCGAGAGCACGCTCTTCCATAGCGGCCAGCGTGCCGCAGAGATAGGCTGCGAACATCCGGGCCTGCATCGCTTTATCTTCTGGATAGGCGTGGATCGCTTTGTCTACTGCGCGGCTGACAGCACCGCGCATGTCTTTGGCGCTGGCCATCAGCGGACCCCAGCAACGACGGTGATCCCGCAAGGCTGGTCACCCAGAAGGGCGGCGGTCAACTCGGCCGCTTCGGCGCTGCTGCGCGCCAGGGCGCTGAAGGTCAGGCAGCAGGTCGAGGTACGGGCGGTGATGAGAAACGGCTTCATGCTGGTCTCCAGTCGGCAGCTCAGCGGGTTCTGAGCTAGTTTGCGATGAAGCCACTTTAGCCTAAAGCTAACAACGACACAAGATTTATTTTTAGCCTTAAGCTAATCGTCTGATATATCATTCACCAGCGCCGGGTTGTCCGCGCGTAAAAAAGCCCCGGCGGGCGGGGCGTGGAGGGTGGGGATGCAGAAGACAGTGCTGGAAGCCGGCCAAGCCGACTACAGTGATATGACGGAGATCGGCACTGTTACGATTTCCAAAGACGAATTTTCTGGGCGCATTATGGTGAACGTCGATGGATTTACGTTCGGATCAGCTGAACACTGCCGATCACACGCCGTCAAGGCGATAGCATGGGCGCGCGACGTTTTAGCTGCAAATGTAGAGGCTGAGCGCCTCGTTCCGGGTGGACAGATCGTGTCTGCACTGGGCCTCGATCAGGATGGCGTGAACGCTCTAAGAAACTCCCGGCAGCCGCGATAGAATCCTATCTACTCGACCTGTCTTGGATTTCGTAGGCATTAGTTCCTTCAGCTTTGAAAATTCTCGCAAGTTTTCCGGCTCTGTGAATTTTTCTGCATCGATAAGAAAATCTCGTGCGTTAGCCAGAATCGAAGATAGATCTTTCACTTCGCGGGTTTTCTTCTCCAGTTCATTATTTTCAAGATTGTCTAGGTGCGCGATGTCAAGTTCTCGTAAAGGCAAAAGAAATTTATAGTAAATCGTCTTGGGAAGTTCTTCATAGTTAATAAGAGCCGTACTTCCTTGAATTTCCCCAATCGTTATAAGGTCTGCCTTTGCGCGTCGCAGCGCTTCATCAACTTTATTTTCGACCCGGATCTTTCCCCCGCTGCGGATGCAAGAACGAAAGGCGCTGCTGAGAGCAAAGTCCTTTTCGACCTCTGTGACCACCTTCGAAATGCGTTCGCTGCACTCTTTGACGCGACCGTGGACGTCCTCACCCTGTAGCAGGAGGGTTGTTCGGTTCTCTGCCAGTTCCGTCAGTAGACGCTTACGTAGCTGTGCATCTTCGGCCTTTTTATATAGGGCCTCGACTTCCTCAAATTTCACGCCGAACTCGCGCCTACCGCACACTTGGCCGCAATTCGTTTCAGTGCCATCCTTTGCGCGAATCACATACCCAAACATGTGCTCCTTCGTGCAGCCGTTGAGTCCGCATTGAATCTGATTGTCCTTTGGTCGCTCGTATTTCCCGATAATCCTATCCAAACTATCACTTGTGCATTGAAGCCTAAGCTGATATTTCGGCCGTCGACAGAACTCCTCAACAGTTCTAAAAAATATTGGAGTGTTATCGACTGATTCTTCGATCATAAGCAGGTCCATTTCGATCGGCATCCAGGCGTGCCGTTGCGCCTCAAGTCCTTCGATACTTCTTTCGATGCTCGGTCATCACGCCGATCACAGTTAAATGTTCTGTGTCACTGCGAAGTGTTGCGTAGTCGTCGTTCAGCGGCACCAGTTCGAAGACCATGTTGCCGCTCGCATCAATTCCGCGCGGGCGATACTTCTTGAAGGTGGCCTGGTCGGTCCCGTTGCGAGCGACGACAAAATCACCTGGGTTCGGAGATATTTCGGGGTCGACTATGATCCGATCGCCAGGTCGAAATTCCGGCATCATCGAAAGACCCTCGATATCCAGCGCGAAAGCCCACTCGGAAAGGTCTTGGTCGGTGTATTCGTATGCATACCCAGCACCAGGCGAATATGGGGCTTCCATATCCCTCAATGCTCCGGCCTGTACAGATGAGATCACCGGTATCGGCCGCGCGCCAACGGAGGCCGGTCTCACGTTCTGATCAAAAATCTGAGGCGCATCTGCTGTGGGATGCGCTTTGTCCATCCAGCCAACGGGCTTGCCTGTCGCTTTCTCTATGCGTCGCGCCGAGCTGGCGCGCATGCCACGCGGCTTGCCAGTGCCCGAATTCTGTGATCCGTTCATCCACTGACTGTACTGAGATGAGCTGCAGCCGATCTTTGCTGCCACTGAAGCGACACCTCCATACTCGCGCGCCAGAGCCTGCAGATTTTCTCGATGGATGGTTTCAATAGTGTTCATCTGTGCATTATTTAGCCGATGGCTAAAATAGTAAATTCGCCAAAAGCTAACATTTCCCTTGCAGATTGATTAGCCTTAGGCTAACCTGCCGTCATGAACCTTTCCCAGTACCTCATTCAGGAGCGTGGGCGCCAAGCATCACTGGCCCGCGCTATTGGCGCGCATGCGCCTGATATCAGCCGTTGGGCCGATGGCACTAGACCGATACCTTTCGTGCACGGCGCCGCTATCGAAGCTGCAACCGGTGGCCTAGTGACGCGCAAGGAGATGTTTCCAGACGACTGGGAGCGGTACTGGCCAGAATTAGTCAAAAAGCATCACGTCGATACCCAACCGCGGTAACCGCTGCGGCTTTTTTGTGGCCGCCAAGTGGCTCTGGGGCCCTTGCCTGCTGCTCACCCACCCCCTGAATCACCGCATCAAAAGGAGAAACCATGACGTACCCAACCCATAAACCGAACCCAAAGCGTGAGAACACGCTGAAGGTGCCGCTCAACGAAACCGAGGACCAGGCCCTGCGCCAGTTCTGCGCCAGCATCGGCCAACACGTGGCGCCGTTCGTCCGCCAGGCCGCCTTCGCGCATATTCGCGCAGCGGCAACCCCAGCAGCGAATCCTACGCCGGCCCGGCGCCGGGGCGAATGGCCACGTCATGGCCATGTTCAACGATTCCCCGGCCGCGCCGTCGCAGCGGGCGGCTTTCACCGTCGTCTTTAAAGGCGATTTCAAACCCCGCGCCCACGCCTGGGCCACATCAGATTGACAGGAAGAACCTCATGCAAGACAACGAAAACCGGAAAGCGACGCCGGACGAAAAGATCGCGCACCAGGCGCGGAGGTGGCGCGCTTGCGACAAGGACGCGGTAGCGAACCGCAGCGACATCACGCGCCGGGCCGAGTACCAAGCACGCCAGAAGCTGCGCGAGGCGATCGACACCCAGGGAGGCCGCTAATGGATCAGATCGTTTCTCGCACGATGATGATCGGCCGCGGCGCTGCTGGCTTTGACAGGGGGCTAGCCGTGGATGAACACGATATGAACCCCACGGCGCCTGCAACAGCAGACTGGCAGGCTGGATGGCGTTGGCGACAAGAGGAAGTGGCGCAAGGAAAGGACGGATTTTCATGCTTCCTTGGCCTTATTTACGGGGCCACCGCACCATGATCGGCCCCGCCAAACGTAAAGTACCGATCGGGCAGCTGCTGTCAGCCCTTGAGCAATTCATCGAAGCAGGGCCTCGTCGCGTCGACCAGCTAGTGGGCGAGTTCGGATATACCGCCGCAGCGATCCGCGTGCGCCTCGAGCAGCTCGAGCGCGAGCAACGCGTGCATCGATTGAGCATTCCCCGCGAACACTCCCACGGCCTGTGCCAGCAATGGCGCTACGGCGCCGCACCCGGTGCCCAGATCGCGCCCCAGATCGCGCTGGGTCAGGAGCTGCCGCGCGATCGGCAACGCGTGATCGTGCCGTTCCAGGCCATCGTGCGCACCTGGCCAAAGTTCTGCCGACGTGATCCGCTCGTGGCCGCGTTGTTCGGCGCCGGCCGTCAGGCGGGCGTATGAATAGCGAGGACGAGATCAAGCTCCCCACACCGCTCACACCACCAGGATGCGACTTGCGCGACTTCGCATTCATGCCGCTCGACGTCGCGCGCTTGCGTGACAGCGACATGGCCGCGTACGAATCGCCCGAGGCGTGCTGGGCCGCAGTCCTCCTGTGGGCCGCAGCGTGGCACCAGGTCCCTGCAGCGTCATTGCCTGACGACGATCGGTTTCTCGCGAAGGCGGCCGGCTATGGCCGTGTCGTCAAGGAATGGGAGAACGTGCGTAGCGGCGCGCTGCATGGCTGGGTCAAGTGTGCCGACGGCCGCTTATATCACCCGGTGGTCGCTGAGAAAGCGCTGGAAAGCTGGCGCGCGAAGCTGGTCCACCAGTGGCGGAAGGAGTGCGACCGCATACGGAAAGCCAACAAACAGCGTGCGCTGGACGGCGTAGAGCTACTGCCGCTTCCGCCGGAACCGAGCGTACTTTCTTCCGGCATTCCAGCGGAAGCCAGTGGAATTCCAGCGGAAAAACAGCCCGAAGCAAAGAACACATCCAACCCATCTGCTGGAAATCCAGTGGAAAACTCTCTTAAGGGAGAAGGAGAAGGACAGGGAGAGTTAACAACTTCCCCCAAACCCCCTGACGGGGGCCTTGTGCGGACGGAACGAAAAGCTGGTGCGATCGCGCTGCATACGTTCCTTGCTGGCTGCGAGGAGCGCGGCGAACGCCCGCTGCGCGACTATGCGCCGCTGTGGAACTACGCCAAGGGCGCCGGCCTGTCGCAGGACTTTATCGCGCTGGCCTGGATCGAGTTCCGGCGCCGCTTCCTGCCGGGCGGTACGGGGGAGGCAAAGCGCTACAAGGACTGGCGCCAGGCCTTCCGCAAGTACGTCGAAGGCAACTACCTGAAGCTGTGGGCGATCGGCCCGGATGAGCAGTGGTTCCTGACCACGCAGGGCAAGGCCGCCCAGAAAATCTACGAATCGAAGGAAGCTGCATGAGCAATGACATCAAACCGCCACCACACAACCTCGAGGCCGAGCAGAGCGTCATCGGCGGCCTGCTGCGTGACAACGACGCCGTCGATCGCATCGGCGACCTGCGCGCCGAGCACTTCTACCTGTCGGACCACGCCGTGATCTTCCGCGAGCTGATGCGCAACCTGGTGGCCGGCCGCAGCTGCGACGTCGTGTCGATGGGCGACGTACTTCGCACTACGGTGGGCAACTGCATGCCGTACCTGAACGAGATGGCGCAGAGCACGCCGTCGGCAGCGAACATTGGTCGCTACGCCGCCATCGTGCGAGACAAGGCCATCAAGCGCGGGCTGATCAAGTTCGGCCGCGACGTGGCCGAGTCGGCCGCCACGTCGCCGGCTGAATCGACGGCATTGGTCGACCAGGCCTCGTCGTTGCTCGAGCAGCTGGCCCAGGCGCGCACAAGGATCGAGCCGGTGCGTGCGGCAGACGAGCTGGCCGGCCACGTCGCGGAGATCGAGCGCCGGATGGACGGCTCAGCCCGCGCGATCAGCACCGGCTTCCCGGACGTCGATGCGCGCCTGAGCGGCGGCATCCGCCCAGGTGAGCTGATCGTGCTGGCAGCGCGCCCGAAGATGGGCAAGACTGGCTTTGCGCTGAATGTGGCCTGCAATGTGGCCGACCAGCAGCTGAGCGTGCTGGTGCTATCGATGGAAATGCCGAAGGCGCAGCTGCACGACCGGAACATCGCGGCTCTGGGCCGGATCCCGCTACCGCACCTGTTGCAGCCGGCGCTTATGACCGAAACCGACTGGGCGGGCCTGACGCATGCGGTGATGAAGATCGAGGCGATGAAGCTGTTCGTCGATGACCAAGGCGGCCAGCGCCTGCTGGACGTGCGCATGAAGGCCAAGGCGGTCAAGCGCAAGCACGGCCTGGATCTACTGGTGGTCGACTACCTGCAGCTGATGGAAGGCGATGGCGACAACCGAAACACGCAGATCGAGGGCATCACGCGCGGCCTGAAGGCGCTGGCCAAGGAACTCGGTATCGGCGTCGTGTTGCTGTCGCAGTTAAACCGCAAGCTGGAAGAGCGGCCGAACAAGCGCCCAATGCCGGCCGACCTGCGCGACTCCGGCGCCATCGAGCAGGATGCAGACGCCGTGATCTTCCTGTATCGCGACGAGGTCTATAACCCGGATAGCCACGATCCTGGCGTGTGCGAGGTGAACGTAGCGCTATGCCGGCAGGGTGCGCCCGGCATGGCCGCGCTGGCCTACATCGGCGAGCAGACCCGCTTCGAGAACCTGGCACGCGGCTGGGTGCCGCCGAAGCGCGAATCGAAAGAACGCCGTTCGAACCGTGGCCTGGCAGCGCATTTATGAGTGCGAACGTCTTCAAGCAGGGCGACATCTGGCACTACCGTTTCCAGGTGGGCGGCCAGCGCGTGCAGCGCAGCACCAAGCTGCGCAACCGACGCTCCGCCGAGCAACTGGCCCAGCGCGCGTTCGAGGCCGCGGTGGTGCGCGCCAATGGCGGCCAGCCGGTACCGACCCTCGATGAGTTGATCGAAGTGTGGATTGTCGTGAACCGGCCGGTGGCAAGCGCGGCGCACATCCGCAGTGTGGATAAGTTCCGGCGCCTGCACATGTACGACCTGGGCGAGCGCCGCATCGATGCCATCACCACCGCCGATGTCGAGCTGGCGCGCAACCTGCACCTTCAGGACCACAAACCGGCCAGCTCGAACCACTGGCTGCGGATCCTGAAGCTCTTGACCATGTGGGCCGTCAAGCGCGGCACCCTGGTGGCGGCGCCATGGCGTGTGCCGATGTTGAAGGTGCAAAAGCGCCCCCGGGCGATCCTGCCGCTCGACGTGGCCAGGACCTGGTTCGACGCCGTCGACGCCGCTGCCGGCCGCGCGCCGGCGATCGCCACTGCGGTGCGTTTGATGTTCGCCCTGGGCCTGCGCGAGAGCGAGTGCATGACAGCGCGCTGGGAATGGGTCGACTGGCAGCGAGCGATGTACACGCCGGGTATCACGAAGGGCAGGGAAGCGGAGCCGGTGCCGATGCCGGCCTGGCTGGTCGAGCACCTGACGCCGCAGCGCCAAGCCCAGGGCCTGATCGTGCTCAAGCAGGACGGACAGGAATTCAAGAGCGGTTTCGCGCGCCAGGTGATGAGAAAGGCAAACACGGCCTGCTCGCTCAAGGGCATCACGCCCCACCGCCTGCGCGGGACGTTCGCCACGCTGCTGTCCGAGGCGGGCGTACCGGTGCAGACGATCCAGCGCGTCATGCGGCACAAGAGCCCGGTCACGACGATGGGTTACCTGGAGAAGAACCTCGACTTGGCCGTGCGTGCGCAAGAGCAAATCGGCGCAAATGTTGGGTTCATGCGGCGCGAAAGTGGCGAGCAGCTTTGAACACGGCCCGTAAATCCAAGGGTTACGGATGATCAAGAGTCATCGGAAATAGCTTGATCGAACCCGCCCGAAGTAACAACGCTTCGGGCGCACCGCTGTTTCTAACTCATGTGATCGTCGACTTTGTACATACCACGCAACGTGTGCTCGATCTCATTCCTACATCTGATCAAATCATCGCGTGATTTTTGCAAATCGGCGTGCACCAACGCATATAGACGGCTGACGTTTGCAGGCCAAGTCGCATACTTCAGCAGCTCCATATTTTTGATCAAACGACGATGGCGAGCCGCCACACGTTGGAGCCGCGGGGCGACTTCATCCGGCAGCACAACTAATGGCATGATCTCGTCCCGCCCCCACATCTGCTCTTCTAGAAGCTTGCCCTTATACCCATCCAGCAGTTCGCGAGACATCGGCTCGATCTCGGGTAGGAAAATGCTGGATAAGATGTCGACAGTAACAAGATACTCTCGGAGTCTGTCAATGATTTCCGCGCCGGCGATTATTGCCAAGTCATTCTCTGCGCGGCGCCGGCGCCAGCTCTCGGTGCTCGCAATCACGATTGTTCCACCGAAGGCCCCGATCGCGCCAATCGCGCCCACCCATTCCGGCATCTTGTTCGTCCAGCCTGGCAACTGTGGAATGTACTCAACCGCGACGATCCCGAATGTGGATAACGTTCCAACCCAGAGCCCGGCGCGCAGGGCGAGACGTAGTTTGCGTTTCATTGATGAATTAGCAAAAAATCTGATCGTAGCATGTCGGCACAGTGTCCAAATAAATTTGCATGACCGTAGGAAATTTCCTGTTGGAACGCGGAGAATAGCTGTGTTTATTCACAGGAGAGACCATGTCCACCATCGCATCGCTCGGCATCTTCAACGGATCGCCCCTCCGTCGTGTTCGTCGCAACGAGGTGGCGAAGCCGGCCTTTGACAAGCCCGATCCCTATTCGCTGCTGATGGCGTGCTGGCTCGACTTCATGCGCGCCGACGACCGGGATCTGGGTGTGGGCGGCATGAAGCTGGCTAGCGATGCTGCTCCTGACACCAACGTGCACGACGCACAGCGCGCAGCCGACCTGAAAGTAGGCGATGCGGTGGACGCCATGGTCCGGAGCCTGCCGGCGCTGCATCGCTGGGCCATCTATAAGAGCCAGGGGATCACCAAGCCGTGGCGGTTCCCGAATGCTGACTTCGGTACCACGCTCGCTGGCGCGCGCGAGGATCTGGAAGCCAAGCTGCGGAAACACGTTGCAACGCAGCTGTATTTTTTGTAGACTGTGCGCACTGGGCGATTTTTCACGTCCAGAGAAAAGCAAAGCCCGCCATTGAGCGGGCTTTGTGGTTTACGTCCCGCGATAACTGAATGCTGATCTGGCACCGGCCAGAGCAGGCGAGCGTCTGCCCGGGCGCGCTAACGCCGCCGGACGCTGTACCCGGCAACCTGATGACGACGAGATGCGGAGGTCATTCATCAGATCTAATACGGCCGAGCGTGTCGACGTTTTCACCGGGCGGGAATTGCGGGCTCACATGGACAATCTGCTCTGTGTGAAATATATAAACAGACCTTCCATCGCAGAGTGAGAAAAATCCCTCCTCTAGCGGTGTTAGTCGACCGCGTTTTGTATCGTTGGTTGTGAAAGTTACGAACCACTCAGTCTTTTCGTTAGTACCGTACAGCCTCGCTGCAGCGTTAATCGCGGTGGCAACAATGTTAGACATACGGCTTCCTAGCTCATTTTGATGTAACAAATATATCAGCCCACCCTGCGCAAGTGCTCTTGTGACGGTGTGAGACTGCTCTGACACACACGACAATCTAGCCGCCCCTCGCAGCAATGCGCCGGGCGGCTTTTCTTTTTCCGAGGTATCCATGTCCACAATGAAGAGCAGCACTTGCGCGCTGATCGTGACCGCGCCGCGCCCGCTCACTAGCGAGCAGGTCGATTGGGTCCGCGCCGAGATTGCGCGTCAGCTTCCTGCCGACACTACTGTGGTCGTGGTCCCGTCCGGCTTTACGGTGCACCCTCTTGCCCTCGCACCGTCCTCGGTCGAGTTGCAGCCCGACCAAGCTGATCTGGTTTATCAGCAGATGGCCTGCGTCGCTGAGCTGCAAAAGATCGGCAGCGCCATCCAAGGCGCGATCAATGACCTGGGCGCCTTCGCGCTGCGCGTGACCGAATGAGTGTCGAGGACGAACTGGCCTGGCTGCGCTACACGGTGCAGCGCCACCGCGAGCAGGTCGAAGAGGGGATAGGTGGAGCATGAATGACCTCGCCTTTAAGTACCGCGCCGAGATCCTACGCGCCGTCCTGGGTGGCAGTCCGCACCCAAACCGGGCGCACAACCTCACGCGCCTGAACCAGATTGCTGAGCACCTTGCCGAGTGCGAGGAAGCGCAGACGATCCTCCGTGCCAAGGGTCACGGCCGCGGTGGCATGTCGTTCGTCGAAATCGCGCGCAGCGTGCCGGGGAACGTCAAGCAGATCCTGCGCGACATCTTCAAGTCTAGGCCGCCCACGCCTCCAGCTGAAATCTCCGAGGCTCACGAGCCATGGAAGGCGAGCTGATGGCAACGGTGACAATCAAGCTGCGCACACGCGTTGCCTGGTGGGTCCAGCCATCCCTGGCAGCGGCATTCGTGCTGGTCATGCTGGCGGATCGCTGGATCGACGCCATCGTCGACTGCGGGATCAAGATTGAAACGGACGCGGCGTAATGGTCTGGGGCACGAAGAGTCGCCACGAGCGCGGTTACGACAGCGCCTGGGTCAAGGTCCGCAACCAGGTGATGGCGCGCGACGCCGGCCAGTGTCAGCGGTGCAAGCGAGCAGGCCGGATGACGCTGGCTCGCGCGGTCGACCATATCGTCAGCAAGGCCAAGGCCGCAACGCTGCGCTGGACGCGCGCGCAGACCGATCACCCGTCCAATCTGGAGGCCATCTGCGATCCCTGCCACGCGGTCAAGTCCGAGGCCGAGCAGGGCAAGACGAAGCGCGTGAAGCGCGTGCCAGGGCCGGATGGATGGCCGATTTGATGCATTTAGAAAAACATTTCTCGCAAGGAATACATTTCTTCTTTGAAATAGTACCGGGGGCATCAAATCTTCGGGGCCTTCGTCCAAGGGGACCGCATGCCCCCTCTTTGCGCAGAACCGCGAAATGAAACTTTTTTTCTGGGACTGAAATCATGGCCGGAAGGCGCCCGACACCCAGTGCGCTCAAGCTGGTCACGGGTAATCCGGGCAAGCGGCCACTGAACAAAAAAGAGCCAAAACCGCGCACAAAAGCACCAGTTTGCCCCCCGCACCTCGATGCGAAGGGCAAGGCGGTGTGGAAAAAGCTGTGCACGTTGCTGCGGCGAATGGGGGTGATGACCGAGGCCGACGGCCTGGCGCTCGAGCGGCTATGCGACTGCTACGCCGACATCTTGGCGTGCCGCGAGCTGATTGAACGCGACGGTCGCACGTACACCACCATCGACCAGAACTCCAACACCCTCATCAAGAACAACCCTGCGGTCAACCAGCTGCGCGCCGCCGACGCGCAATTCAAAAGCTACCTGGTGGAATTCGGCCTGACGCCGGCCGCGCGATCGAAAGTGAACGTGGACCTACCGGATGGCGACGAGAAAAAAGACCCGCTCGCCGGATACTTCGGCTGACCCAGTTACTGAATATGCGCAGTCGGTCGTCGACGGCGCGCGCATCGCCGGCCCGCACGTGCGTGCGCAGTGCGCGCGTCACTTGGCCGACATTGCAACCGGCGCCGCGCGCGGCCTGGTATGGGATGTCGCCGAGGCGCTGAAGGCCATCGGGTTCTATCGTGACATTCTGAAGCTGAATGGCGGCGACTTCGAAGGCCGGCCATTCGAGCTGCTGCCGTGGCAGAAGTTCGTTGTCGGCAGCATCTTTGGCTGGAAAGGCGCCGATGGGTACCGCCGCTTCCGCGTGATTTACGTCGAAACGGCGAAGGGCAGCGGCAAGTCGCCCCTGGCCGCTGGCGTTGGCATGAAGGGTCTGGTCGCCGATGGCGAGCCGCGCGCCGAGATCTATTCGGCAGCGACCAAAAAAGACCAGGCGATGATCCTGTTCCGGGATGCGGTCGCCATGTACGACCAGTCGCCGGAGCTGGAGAAGCGGCTGACCAAGAGCGGTACTGGCGAGAAGGCGTGGAACCTGGCCTTCCTCCAGACCGGATCCTTTTTCCGTCCAATCAGCAGCGACGACGGCCAGTCCGGCCCGCGGCCGCACGTTGCGCTCGTCGACGAATACCACGAGCACAAAACGGCAACCGTGCTCGAGATGCTGCGAGCCGGTACCAAGAGTCGGCGCCAGGCGCTAATCTTCGTCATCACGAATGCAGGTGCGAGTCGCAAATCGCCGTGCTGGAACTTGCACGAATACGCCGCAAAGGTGGCCTCCGGCGAGCTGATCGACGACGCCTTCTTTCCGTACATCTGCGCGCTTGACGAAGGCGACGATCCATTCGAAAGCGAAGAGTGCTGGCCGAAGGCAAATCCCAGCCTGCAGGACGCTGACCTTCCGGGGTACAAATACATCCGGGAGCAGGTGACGGAAGCGAAGGGCATGCCGTCGAAGGAAGCCCTTGTGCGCCGGCTGAACTTCTGCCAGTGGACGGACGCCGAATCCCCCTGGATCAGCTACGAAATATGGAAGGGCGCGCAGCTCGATTACGACGTCGAGTCACTGCGTGGGCGCCGCGCGGTGTGCGCGCTCGACCTGGCCAGCACGACCGACTTGACGGGGTTAGTTTTCCTTGTTCAGCCGGTCGAGCCCGGAGAGCCGTGGAAGCTAGTGCCCTATGCCTGGCTACCGGACGCTGACCTCGCACGGCGCTCGCAGCAGGATATGGTGCCGTATGTCGACTGGAAGGCGGAAGGCCTGCTCGACACCACGCCTGGCCGCGCGATCAGCAAGCGGATCATCTTGCAGAAGTTGTCCGCGATGTGCGACTTCTTCGACATCACACTATGCGGCTACGACCGCTGGCGCATCGAAGACCTGCAGCAGATGGCATCTGACGATGGCATCAGCCTGCCGCCGATGGAAGCCTTCGGCCAGGGCTACAAGGACATGAGTCCGGCTATCGAGCAGTTTGAAACGATGCTCCTCAACGGCGAGCTGGCACACAACGGGCACAAGGTGCTGACGATGTGCGCCGGTAACGCGGTGACGGTCCAAGACGGAACAGGGAGTCGCAAGCTCGACAAGGAAAAGGCCACTGGCCGCATCGACTTGATCATCGCGGCGGTGATGGCCGCCGGCCTGGTCAACCGCGTTGAATCCAAGAGCACCAAAATTACTCAGGGCTTCGTTGTCCTATAAGGAACCCTATGGAACTGTTCGACGCGCTGGCCGCTACTGAGCACTGGCGACAGGCCGTGCCGGATCCGACTTACGGAAAGGTGAGCAATCAGACCCAGTACAGCCCCGATGTGATGGAGGCATTTGGCGTGGCCCCGACGGGCACTACTGTCTCCGCCACGTCGGCAATGCGCGTTTCGGCGGTGGCGGCGTGTGTGGCGAAAATCGCCGGCGCCATCGTCAGCATGCCGATCCACGAATACAGCCTGGATGGTGGTGAGATTCCTGCCAGGATGGCGCGCAGCGACCTCTGGTACCTGTTGAACGAGCAGCCAAGCCCGCAGTACACCGCTGCCTCCATGTGGGAAGGCGTGAGCATGGCGCAGCTGCTGCGCGGTGACGCATATGGGCTGCTGCGCTGGCGGATGAATGGCACATTGCGCGAGATCCTGCCCTTGCCGTGGGGCTCGGTGTCCCCCGTGCGCATTCCGGGCGAGGGTGTGCGCTACTACGTGAACCTTCCGTCGCATGGAATCTCGACTTGGTTCGATCCGTCCGACATCCTGCACTTCCCGGGCTTGGGCTTTGACGATTCGACCATGCGGTCGATGTCGGTGATCCAGTTCGGCGCCCGTAGCGCGATCGGCAACGCGCTGGCCATGGATGAATACAGCGGCAAGTTCTTCGAGGGCGGCGCGCATCCTTCAATCATTCTGCAGGCTGCCGGGACGATGGATCCGGAACAGGTGACGCAGCTGCAGGCGGCGTTCGCCAGCCGCTACGCCGGCCTGGCCAACGCACACCGCTTGCCGTTGGTCCTGACTGAAGGGCTCACTGCAAAGGAGCTTAGCCTATCAGCCGAGGATGCCCAGCTGCTCGAGGCGAGAAAGTTCCAGGTGATGGACATCTCCCGCGCGTTCGGCGTTCCGGGCTTCATGATCAACGAGTCGACCGGATCGACCAGCTGGGGCACCGGTTTGGAATCGATTGGCCGTGCCTTCGTGCAGTACACGCTGCAAACCTGGCTGCGCAAGATCGAGCAGGAGCTGAACCGAAAGCTCTACCCGCGCAACAACGGTCGCTTCCTCGAATTTCATCGCGAAGCGCTGTACCAGGGCGACATAACCGCACAGTCTGCGGCGGATCGGGTGGCGCTCGGCGGCCCCGGTACCGGCGATGGATGGACATCGGTCAACGAGGTGCGTCGTAGTCGGCGCCTGCCGCCAATCGAAGGCGGTGACGAGATTTACCGCGCGCCGCGCGACCCCGGCAGGAAGGCCGATCAACCGAAACCAGAAGGCACGAAAGCCGATGAGCAAGATCCTCCAGCTGTACCGTGACAACGCCGAGCGCACCAAGGCACCAGTCAACCTGGTGCGCAACGCCGCCGAGGCGTCGCTCTACATCTACGACATCATCGACGCATACTGGGGCGTGAGCGCAACCAGCGTGATCGAAGCCGTCACCCAGGCGGCCGGCGCCGAGGTGCTGCACGTGTACATCAACAGCCCTGGCGGCGACGTCTTCGAGGGGCGCGCCATCATGGCGGCCATCGCGCGCTTTCAGGGCAAGACGGTTGCGCACGTCGACAGCCTGTGCGCCAGCGCTGCCACCGGCATCGCATTGGCCTGCAACGAGGTCGAGATGTCAGACGGCGCTTTCTTCATGATCCACAACGCCAGCTGCATGGCGTGGGGCGACAAGACCGACCTGCGCACCACCGCCGACCTGCTGCAGAAGGTGGAAGGCTCGATCATCGCCGACTACACGGCCAAGACCGGCAAGCCCGAGGCTGACATTGTCGCCTGGATGGACGCAGAAACCTGGTTCAGCGCCGCCGAAGCGATCGAGCATGGCTTCGTCGACCGCATGGCGCAGGCTCCAGCTGAGAAAGCCAAGGCTGAGAACGTCTGGAACTTGGCCGCGTATTCCAAAGCGCCGGCAAATGTGGCCGCGCCGCGCGCCGCGGCGCCAGCTCCAACTCCAACTCCGTCCGCACCAACTCCGCCGCTCGAGCCGGAGCCAATCGCTCCACCTCCGCCCGAACCAACCGGCCCGCGCGCGTCGCAGATGAACGCGAATCGCCTGGCGCTGGCCATCGCTGCATAGCGCTTCTCGCGCAAGACCGCCCGAGGTCGTTTCACCTCGTTTCAGGGAGCCCAAGAGGCTCCCTTTTCTATTTGAAGGAACCACATGGTCACCATCCAGCAACTGCGCGAGAAGATTGCCAACCTCGCAACCCAAGCCAACCATCTGCTCTCCGAGAAGGGTGATCAGATCTGGTCGCCTGAGGACCAGGCGAAGTTCGACGGCTTCACCAACGACATCAACAGCACGAAGGCCCAGATCAAGAACATCGAAACGATGCGCGAACTGGAAGCCGACAAGCACTTCCAGAACACCGGCCCGAAGAAGGACAGCGATGTGCCAGTCGACGCACTGGTGGGCATCGCTCTGTACTTCCGTCACGGCAAGGATGTGACCAACGAGCAGGCCATCCAGATTCGTAACGCGATGTCGACCGGCACCGGTTCCGAAGGCGGGTTCACTGTCCCAGCAGAGATCGCCACCATGGTGATCGAGAAGCTGAAAGCCTACGGCGGCATGCGTGAAGTCGCCACCATTCTGACCACTGTCAGCGGTAACGCCCTGAACTTCCCGACCTCGGACGGCACCGGCGAGGAAGGCGAGATCGTGGCTGAAAACGCTGGCGCGGGTGCGCTCGATGTCGATTTCGGCACCGTGGGCCTGCCGGTCTATAAGTACTCTTCGAAATCGATCGCTCTGCCGCTGGAGCTGATCCAGGACAGCGCGATCGACGTCATCGCTCTGGTGGTTGCTCGCATCGCCATGCGTATCGCACGCGTCCAGAACCGTCACAACACTGTCGGTACCGGCACGAATCAGCCATTCGGCGTGGTGACGCGCGCGGGTGTGGGCAAGGTCGGCGCCACCGGCAGTGCCACTTCGATTACCTACGACGACACGATTGACCTGAAGCACGCCGTCAATCGCGCGTACCGCACCCGCGCGCGCTACATGATGAACGACCTGAGCGTCGCGACCGTGAGCAAGCTGAAGGACACCACCGGCCGCCCGATCTGGACGCCTGCGATCACTGCAGACGCTCCAGACCTGCTGAACGGCCACGCAGTGACCATCAACGACGACATCGCTCCGATGGCGGCTAACGCCAAGTCGATGGCTTTCGGCGACTTCTCGCAATACACCATCCGCGACGTTCAAAACAGCACCACGATGCGCCGCTTCGACGACTCGGCCTTCGCACTGAAAGGCCAGGTTGGTTTCTGCGGATGGACCCGCTCGGGCGGCAACCTGCTCGAGCCGGCGGCCGTCAAGGTCTTCCAAAACAGCGCGACCTAATCGAAACCCGCGGCCAGCATTTCGCTGGCCGCAATCATAGGAGAAATGAACATGGCCGAAGCCAAAAAAGTTGAAGCGCGCGTGCTGATCGACTGCGTGCACGGTAAGTGCAATGACGTCATCGCGATCGACCAGTCCGAGGTGAAGTCGCTGGAAGGCGTCGTTGATGCTGAGCCAGCCGCTGTCGCCTACGCCAAATCGCTGGCTGGCGCGAAGTAATACTGCCAGGCAGACCGTCATGGCCCACCTGCATATGGCCACCTCCGTCTCGACCATCCGCGTGTACGACGCGCCGGGCGGCTACGAGGCTCGCCGGCCATACGCCGGAATCATCACGGTCACCCACCTGACAGACCGCGTCGTGTATGTGCACGGCGCCGTTGGCCAAGTCTCGCGCGCGACCTATGCACAGGCCCTGGCCATGCTCGCCGAACTCGGCGTCACCACGGTGATGTACGAGCGGCACGGGCGAATGAAAACCATCGAGCTGCGGTGACGCGGCCTAACCGAACAATTGGGGCACCATGAAATTCGCTGACCGAGTGAAGCAAACCACCACGGCAACCAGCGCGGCAACTATTGCGCTTAGTGGCTCGGTAGCGAGCTTCCGCACGTTCGCCGCTGCTTTCGCCGTGGGCGATACTGGCATCCCCGTCTGCATCGACGACGGGAAGGGCGCGTGGGAAAACGGTACTTACACGCTGACCAATGGCGCAACGCTGACCCGTACGTCGATCGATTCGAGCTCGAATAATGGGGCTGCGGTGTCGTTCTCTGCAGGTTTGAAGGAAGTCTTCTGCACGCCCACCGCGCGCGCCATGGCGCCGCTCGCACTGCTGGATGGCGGCTTGACCGTCGGTGGCCTAGCTGTTGCAGGATCGATTTCGGACGCATATTTTATGGAATTGTTCGATTCCGTGACCGGTACCTCGTTCAAAGCCAGCGTGGCTGCCTTGAAATCAATCTTCGGCAGCGGCGGCACGCAGCCGGGCGACACCATCGCGCCAGCATTCCCCGATGCGCTGTCGTCATCCGCTGTCACGCAAGCCAGTTTCACGCTGGCATGGCAAGCGGCAACCGATGCGAACGGTATCGCGCGCTACGAATACAGCTACGACGGTTCAACCTGGACCACTGCCGGCACGGCGCTGTCCGTGAATTTGACCGGACGTACCGCCGGCACCACCTACACCATGCGGGTGCGCGCCATCGACCCCGCGGGCAATATCTCGACCGTTCGCACGCTGGCGGTCACGACGGCGGGCGCTTCGGGCGACACGACTGCGCCGAGCATGTCGGGCTCGATCACCACCAGCTCGATCACCGCCGGCGGCTACGCGTTCGCCTGGTCGGCCGGCTCGGATAACGTCGGGGTCGTTCGTTATGAGACGAGCATCGATGGCGGCGCGTCCTGGGCCAGCGTCGGCACCGCGCTGAACCGCACCGTCACTGGCCGCCCGGCCAGCACGACGGACAACCTACGCGTGCGCGCGCATGATGCTGCTGGCAATATGTCGAACGTGCTGAGTGCGAGCGTGACCACGGCTGCCGATCAGGTAGCGCCGTACACGATTGCGCCCTTCTCGAATAACGGGATCATCAAAACCAGCGTGCCAGCTTCCTCGCGCTCGTTTGATGGGGGCACCTATTTCCGCTTTACGCATACGCCGACACTGGCCGTGTCCGGCATTTGGACGATTGCACCTCTCGCCGCGAGCGCCGTTGCAGGCTGGGGGGCGTCGAGCACCGTGCCACCCGCGACCATTACACTATCCGAAAACCGCGCAGGGGCTGCCAGCATAAACGGCATGACGCCAATGGACAGGCCATCTAACAATTACGGCATCGTGAACGACCTGATTGCCCCTCCGGGCGCGTCCGGACCGTGGTTCATGTGGGTGAAGCCGATCGACGGCGCGGCGCAGTGCGTTAATGCAAGCGCGCCACTTTATATCACGGCGAGCTGATGGCGATTCGCCTACGAAACGGTGTGCTGGCACTGCGCAACGGCCTTGCTGCCTTGGTGATTGCGGGCGTGCCGGTTGATCCCACTGACCCGACCAACCCAACCGACCCTGGCGGCGAAGGTCCGCCGGCGGGCACGCTGTCGATCGTCGATTTTGCCAACGACATGACGCCGTACCAGCGCGTTGGAACAAGCAAGCCTGTCCGGGTGCAGGGGCAGTGCGACCCGAGCGTCACGAGCGTCCGCGTTCGCGCGGTTATCGCATCTACCAATGTGGCGCACACCGCTTGGACCGACATCCCGGCGTCGGCTGGGTCGTTCGATGGAATGCTGACCGTTCCACAAGGGGACTGGTGCAAGCTTCAGGCCAACGACGGGACCAATACTGTTACAACGGCGAAACGGTTCGGAGTGGGCATTATCGGCCTGCTGATCGGTCAGTCGAATATGGAGGAGCGGCCGAAACGGCCGATCAAATCCCCGCTCGGCGATCCGCGCTGCATTGAGTACAACCGGCAGGGGGCGCTGATCAGGATCGGCAACATTAACGACCGGATGCCACCAAACACCACGCTCGACGTGCCCGGCTACAGCTCCGGCCTGACGATTCAAAGCAACCGCGCCGATGGCTATGCGTACACCGCCAACTTGCTCGCACAGGGATTGAACTGCATCGTCTGCCTGGTCGAGCGCGCAGTCGGGGGCTCGAACATGATCGACTGGATTGGCCTTGGGAGCCCGGCCAACGACAAGTGGAAAGCTGCGGCTGATGCGGTCACGGCTGTCGGTAGCGACTGCGAATTCGCCCTGTGGTATCAGGGCGAGTCGAATGCGAACGGCACTAGCACGGCGACGATGCTCGGCTACCTGAACACGCTGCAAGCCAAGTGCCACACGCTCACCGGCCGCAACGCATCGAATTTCCATTTCGGCGTGATCTCGCTTGGCCCCGGCACCTTTGGCTCGAGCGAGGGTCAGTTCGGTAATATGCGCGCGGCGCATGTGCAGTTCGCCAACAACACGGCGGGCGCGTTCATGGCCGGCTCGGCGCATGACTCACAGACTAACGACGTGGTGCACATCATTGCGGAAAGTCACAGTCGGGTCGCAGTGCGCAACGTGATGTCGTTGCTGTCGCGGTTGGGTGTCGGCGCCACCGGCGCGGGCCCGCGCATTGTGAGCGCGTCCCGGGTCGGCTCGGTCGTAACGCTGACCGTGCAGCACACCGGCGGCTCGACGTTGAAGGACGGTGCCGGCGGCACCGGCGGCGCGCTCACCGGGTTCGAGTTCAAGGACTCAAGCGGCGCGGCTCTGGCCTATACGTCCAGCATTGCAGGACCGACGACCCTGCAATTCACCGTCAACGGAATCCCTGCAACCGTCTCGTACGCGATGATGAACAACCCGCACAACACCGACCGGGCTGACCCAAAAACTGCTGTTGTGGCCGCATCGGTTCCATGCGACGACAGGCCGATCCTGAGCTCGACGTATGGTTGCCCGCTGCAGCCATGCGCCCCTATCAATATCACCGGGAGCTGAAATGTTCGGTTATTCGCCGCTGGGCATGACTGTCCTGGGGGCGATGGGTCCAGTCGGCATTGAGCCGCCGGGCGAATTGCCACCGCCGAGTCCGATTGATGTGACAAAGATTTCTCCGTCTCGGATTGTCGTGTTCGAAGGATCGGGCAGCCGCTTCACGCCGTTTGGCGGCAGTGGCTCCCGTCTCACGCCCTTTGAGGGTAGCGGCAGCCGGGTAACCCCGTTCGAGGACGAAAACAACTGATGAGAGGTTTGAATGAATGAAAAAGCCCCTTGGCAGGAAGGCAGTGACTGGTTCGTCTTCCGGGACCCTGATGAGAGAAGCTACTACGCAGCTGATCTCACATCTGAATTGATAGACCGGGCGACGTCACCCAAAGCCAACGGCGCGCTCGAGCTAGTACTGGTAGGTGTGGTCCAGCTGGAGATGCCGCAGCTTCAGGTCGTGACGGTTGCGGGCGTTCAGCGCACCTACGCAATCGCCTTTCTTGGTGGCGTTGGTGGCGACCCTCCAGCAGATTGGAAGTGGACGGCGCGCGTGAGTTGTGCGAACGGCGAGCGGTTCGACAAAACGACAAATTTCCGCCTGAGGAACACCTGATGTATGACGTGAGCAAACTCCCTGCCGTGCGCGAACTGATCGAGCAAGCCGAGCAGAACCTCGATCCGGCGCCGGCCGTTGAATATGCGCGTGCGCCGCAAGCGCCGAGTGTGAAAGCCGGCGCCGGCCGGCCGCCAGCAATACAGGAAGCGACCCGATGACGAAACGACAGATCATTCCACCGGTCGCGATGGCGGTGTCGATCGACGCGGCTCGCCGCGCCGCGCGCGCCAGCGGCACAGCCCTGGACGCCGAGCTCGAGGACAAGGTCCGGGGCATTACGGAAGAGGTGGAGCACAAGATCGGCCGCGCGCTGATCACCCAGACTTGGGAGGCGGCGCTCGACAATTTCCCGGTGTCGCGCTCGATCAAGCTACCAATGGCGCCGCTGGCCAGCGTCGATCACGTGAAGTTTGTCGACGTCGGCGGTGTGCAGCGCACTTTGGATCCGCAAGACTACCTGGCGGACACGAAGAGCGCACCGGGCTGGCTCGTGCTGGCGCCCGGATGCGGCTGGCCAGCGACACAGCCCCGCGTCCATGCGGTCGAGGTGCAGTACGTGTGCGGCTACGGGCTGACCGATGCCAATGTGCCGCCGGCGATCAAGGAATACATCTTGGGCATGCTCGAGCACCACTATTACCCGAACCCGAACGCCCAGCACCTGGCGCGCCGGCTCGACCGATTCATGGTGTATTCGTGACCGCCCCGTTCCGGCTCAACGAACAGGTGACGATCGAGCAGCGCACTACCGCGACCGATCCCGACTACGGGACCGAAATCGACGCCTGGGTGCCGGTGGCAACCGCGATCTGGGCCAACGCCCAGGACCAGCTGCCCAGCCGCGGCGAATCGACGTCGAACGGCCTGACCACGGCGGTGATGCGCACGCGCCTGCGGATCCAGAACGACGCGCGGATCACCGCGGCCATGCGCGTCACGCTACACGGCAAGGGCGACCGCGTCATGCAAATCATTGCCGGCCCAGCCCTGCTGGACGACCGGCGGCACGTCGAATTCATGCTGGAGGGTTTCAAAATTGGCTGATCAAACCATCGTTGGCGGGCGCGCGCTCGACGCCATGCTGCAATCTCTTCCTGTAAAGGTCGAGCGAAATATTCTCCGCGCGGCCATGCGCGCCGGCGCCGCCGTCTTCCGCGAAGAGGCGAAAGCAAAAGCGCCGGTCGACTCGGGTGCGCTGCGCCGGAGCATCAAGGTCTCGACGAGCTCCAAAAAGGGCCGCGTTACTGCGAAGCTGAAGGTGGGCGGCAAGATGGCGCCGCACGCGCACCTGGTCGAGTTCGGCACCAAGCCGCACCAGATCAAGGCGAAGAAGGGCGGGGGGCTGACGGTCGGCGGCGCTGTGGTGTTTTCGGCCGACCACCCTGGCGCGAAGCCACATCCGTTCATGCGGCCGGCGTTCGACGCCAAACCGCCAGCAGCCATCCAAGCGGTCGGCCAGAAGATTCGCGAACGGCTCACTAAAGAGGGTCTCAACGTCCCGGCACCGGAGGCAGAATGAAAATCCGCATGACGCAAACCGTGCAGGGATCGCTCGACGGCGAGACCGTGCGCGAACTGGTCGAAGGCAGCGAATACGAGACGGTCGATTCGCCGCGTGGCGAGCGCCTGGCCCGGCACCACATAAAGCAGGGTGTCGCGGTAGCTGTAGTTGTAGCTGCGGTCACGCGTGAGCCTGAGCCGGCGGACGCCGAAGCCGGCAAGTTGCCTGAGCCAATTCCCCTGAAGCCCAGGCGGCGCAAATGAGCGCGGTCATGATCATGCGCGCGCTGCTGGTTGGCCACGCGCCCCTGGTCGCGCTCGTGCCGCCGGTGCGCATTGTCGCTGGCGACGTGCCGGATGGCGACCTGCCGGCGATCGGCATCCGCGAAATCAGCGCTGTCGAGAAAGACACGGTGGCGCGCGCCAGCAACACGTTGATCACGTCGCGCGTCCAGGTCACGGTGTATGCCACGTCCTACCCGCAGCAGAAGGCCATCTTGAAGGCGGCCAAGCTGGGCAACGGCGTGTTCACGGGCCAGGTCGCAGGTTATGCCGTGCGCAGCGTCCTACGCGACATGATCGGCCCCGACCTGGGCAACCCGGCAATTCCGACGTTCGAACAGTCGCGCGACTTCAAGGTCGCGTTCATCGAGCCGTAGCAGCGCTCAGACCACCGTATCCGCCTCCGGGCGGTTTTTTTACGTCCGTTGTTTTAGCCCGCCCGCTTCGCATACAGCGAGCGGGCTTTTTTATAGGAGTTTTACCATGGCAGAAAAAGGTTTCGACACCGTCGCCGGCAGTAAGTTGTATATCTCGACCGCAGCGCCGACCGTCACCGAAGGCGCCGGCGCTGCAGCAGCATTCGAGCTGCTCACCTGGGTGGAGGTTGGCCAGCTGACCTCTATCGGCAGCGTCGTCGGCCGGGAATATGCAACGTCTTCGAGCACGACCATCGGGGACGCGCAGACACGCGAAAAGAAGGGCTCGTTCAAGTTGCCCAACGCTGAATTCGAGTGTGAATGGGCCGAAGACGATGCCGGCCAGATCCTGATCGCGGCAGCATCCAAGAATTACTCGATTCCCTCGTTCAAGCTGATCAAGCAGGACACCGAGACCACCCGCTACTTCACCGCCCAGGTTTCGAAGTTCGTCGAGAACAACGGCACCTCCGACGATGCTGTCAAAGGCCAGTTCACCCTGCTGCGCCAGACCGACACCGTCACCGCCTAACCATCACGGCCACCTGGCCATCACCTGGCACCGACCGGCCGCCGTCTTCCTTTCGCGGGGAGCGGCGGCAGGCACGGGCATTCATTTCTACCGCGAAAAAAGGAATCATCATGGAATACCAAAACACCGCAGCTGCTACCGCTTTCAACCTGGCCGATTTCGAGGCGTCAGATACCGCGTGGCTGGAACTGGAAAATATCAAGGGCGACGGCCCGCTGCTAGTCGGCGGCCTGCCTGTGCGTGTCGAAGTTCGCAGCCCGGGCACCAAGGAAGCATCGAGCGCCCAGCACAAGCTGGAGACCGCGGCTACGACCCGCACGTACGCGGCCATGCGCGGCAAGGCCAGCAAGGAAACGGTCGAAAGCAAGCGCGCCGAGCGCGTCGAAAAGCTGCTGGCCGTGACGGTTCGCTTCGAGAACTTCCCGGCATCGCCGCAGGAAGTGTTCAGCAATCCGAAGCTCGGCTATATCACCGACCAGGTGGCCGCCTTCCACGGTGACTGGGGAAATTTCTAACCCTGGCGGGCGATGATCTGAGCCTCTACGTCCGGCACAGCGCGTGGCTCGGCGCTGCGCCGGACAAGCCAGAATCCGACAAGTCGAAGGCGCCCTCGAAGACTAGGGTGCAGCGATTGAAAGACGCCGCCCGGGACGAGGAATTCGAACCGGACATGCCGGACCCCGGCGCCGCTCAGTACCTGCTCGCGCATCTGTGGCAGGTTGGTCCCACGCTGGGCGACGCGGCGATCGACAACACCGAGCTGCGGAACTACCAGGAGAACGAAGGCATCCGCCTATCGCCTTGGGAGTGCAAGACGCTGCGCAGGCTGTCGATCGAGTACTTGAACGAGTCGTTCAAGGCGACGAAGCCGGATTGCCCGCCGCCGTTCACGGAATCGACCGACACCGCAAGGCTCAAGCAGGCCGAAATGGACCGCGCACTGAGCGTGTTCTTCAGCTAAACCCTGCCCGGCATTGCTGGGCATTCTCTTTTTAGGTGTCGCATGATCGTTGGCAATCTCGAGATCCGTCTGATGGCCGATATTGCGCGCCTGCAGCGTGACATGACTGCAGCGCGCCAGAGCGTAAGTAATGCGACGGCTGGCATGGAGCGCGCTGCCAATGCAGCGAAAGCGGCCATTGCGTCGATTGCCGCAGGTGTTGGCGTGCAGCAGTTGGCCAGTATGGTCGATCAATACGTCAAATTTACCTCTCAACTAAAGCTCGCCACTCAGTCTCAGCGCGAATACAACACGGCGTACGCGGACGTGAAGCGAATCGCCGCGGGCTCGACGCAGGGCCTGCAGGAAACAGGTGTCCTCTACGCCCGGATTGCGAATGGTACGAGGGAGTTGGGCGTGTCGCAGAAGCAACTTAGCAACATCGTCGAGACAGTCAACCTGTCTCTCTTGGTATCCGGTGCTACTGCTAGTGAAGCTGCTTCTGCGCAGCTGCAGTTGTCGCAGGCGTTCGCATCAGGCACCTTGCGCGGCGAGGAATTCAACTCGGTGAACGAGGCAGCGCCCAGGCTCATGAAAGCGCTGGCTGACGGCATCGGAGTGCCTGTTGGCGCTCTCAAGAAAATGGCCGAGGAGGGTCTGATCACGTCAGAGATCATGGCCAATGTTCTGCCGAAAGCGCTGGCGTCCCTGCGTGAAGAAGCGAAGAACATCCAGACCATTTCTGGCTCATTTGTACTCCTGAAGAACAACACTATTGAGTTCGTGGGCTCAACTGCGCAAGCGTCGGGCGCGGTGTCGGCCATTGCTGGTTTGATGACAGGGCTGGCGAACAATCTGCATCTTGTCGCCGGCGCGCTGCTGACGGTGGTGGCAGTCAAGGCCGTCAATTTTCTGGACTCGCTGATCACTCGAACGGTGGCATCGGTACGGGCGAATAACGCTTTGATCGCATCGAACGTCGCAACCGCACAGGCTAATGCGACGGCCACGGCACAGGCATCGCTTCTGGCCAATGCGCGCTTGGCGGAGATCCGAGCAGCCACTGTGGGTGCTGCCAGCAATATTCGTCTCGCCTTGACAATGAATGGGCTTGTGCCCGCGCAGCGCGCTGCAGCGGCCGCAGCAGCCACGCATAGCGCAGCGATGTTTGGCCTGGTCACTGCGCAGAGTGCAGCGGCGGCGAGCACGCGCGCGCTGAACGCGCTCCTAGCGCTGACCGGCGGGCCATTCGGCTTGATCATCACTGCACTTGGTATCGCGGCCACGGCTTGGGGCGCCTACGAGTACTCCCAGACCAAGGCGAACGAAAAAGCAGCATCGGACACCAAGGCCAGTGCCGGCGAAATCACCGAGAGCCTGTCGAAGGTGAACGCGATGCTTCGCGAGCGGATCGCGTTGCAGAATGCAGGAGCGAGCAGCGCCGTTACAGGCGAAGGGACCGGCTCCGAGGAATTGCGGGAAACCCTGCGTGAAATCAACGCTCTAAAACAGCGTGGCGGGCAACTCGACGCGTCGGATCAGATCCGGCTCATCTCGCTGCAGGGAATCTACAGCGCCTTGAACAAAGAAATTCTGGACAACGTCGATCTCAAGCGTGAAAGCGAAGCAAACGGCCAGATCGCGAAAGACGTTGTAGCAGTCCGCGAGCGTCTGAACGGTGTCAACCAGCAGTACATCAAAGACCTTGGCGTGTTGAAATCTGCGCTTGATAAAGGCGCCGTCAGCCAGGATGAATATACCGAACTTGTCTCGAAGCTCGCAAGCGAGACGTACAAGGCGTCGGATGCGTATAAGGAGTCCGAGGCTAGAGCGAAGAAGCACGCCGACGCTCAGAAGAATGCCTACGAGTCGGCCACCAAAGCGGCAGGCGAGTTCATTGCTGGCCTTAAGCACGAGCGCGAAGAACTCGGTCTGGGTGGTGATCAGCTGAGAATGCTAAACGCGGCGCGTGCAGCCGCTCTGGCTCCAACAGCCTCACTGAGGCTTGAAATCATGGAAAGCGCCCTGGCGCTGACGCTGGAGAAGGAGGCAGTCGACGCGTCTACGCTGTCACGCGAGCAGTACGACAGCGCAATCAAGGCGCAGGCTGAAGCGCGAGCGCAGGAGCAGTCCAGCCTGCAGGGCAGCATCGACCAGATGCAGCAGGAGATCGACACTTACGGCATGGGCGCCGCCGCCATCACGCGCTACAACCTGGCCAAGCTGGAAGCGCGCCGCGCCGACCTGATCGCAGCCGACAACTACGGCACCGAAATGCTGGCCGTGATGGATTCGATCGACAAGCTCACGCAGCTGGAGGGGTTGCAGAATGTGCGCGACGACCTCGACAGCCTGTTCGAGACCGGCCGGGTCGAGACGTTCGGCCAGGCGCTGCGCTCCGCGTTTGGCAATGCCGGCAACGCCCTGGGCGAACTCACCGGTGCGTTCCAGGACTACAGCGACAGGCAGGCCGCGGCCGAGATGGCCCGGGCCAAGGTGCGTCTGGAGTACGGTGATGATGAGAAGCGCATTGCGCGCGAGGTCGGCAAGATCAACGCAATTGAGGAGCGTGAGCGCGTGTCGGCATACGCGGACATGGCTGGTGCTGCAAAAGGGTTCTTCAAGGAGAATTCCACCGGCTACCGGGTGATGGAGGCGGCCGAGCGCACGTATCGCGCGATCGAGCTGGCCAATCAGATGCAGTCGCTGTACACGCACCTCTTCGTGACCACTACCAAGGCCACCGCCACGGCGACCGGCCAGGGCGTGGAAACCGCCGCTGTTGTGGCCGGCGAGGCCGCGCGCAACACCGCCAAGGTTCCTGGTGTGTTCATGGCGTTCATGAGCGCACTGGGCCCGTGGGGCATGGCAGCGGCGGCCGTGGCTGTTGCCGCGGTTCTGGGCGGCGCTTTCGGCGGCGGCGGTGGATCGGTCAGCCTGACGCAGCAGCGGCAGGAGAGGCAGGGCACCGGCACGGTGCTGGGCTCGGACGCCAAGTCGGAATCGATCGCGCGTTCGCTCGATGCCGTCGAGGGTGCCACGCTCCAGGGCCTGGGCATCAGCAACGGCATGCTGACCTCGCTGCGCAACATCGAGGCAGGCATTGGGCAGTTCGCCTCGCTGCTGGTGCGCACCACCGGCGTGACCGGCGACTTCGGCAAGGACATGGGCAAGAACGTGTTCGACTCGAAAGCGATCGGGATCGGCGGCGCGGCCGGCGGAGCGGTGCTGGGCGCGATGGGCGGCGCGTATGTTGGTATGGGGGCCAGCCAGATCGGGCTCATGCTGGGCGGCCCGGTCGGCATGGCTATCGGCGCGGTATTGGGCGCCGTGCTTGGAAAGCAGATTGGCAAAGTCATGACCAGTGTCTTCGGTGGCAAGAAAACCGTCGAAGATACCGGTTTCGCCATCGACCCAATTTCCTTCCAGGGCATCCAGAACGGCGCTCTCAGTTCAATGCAGTATGCCGACATCAAAACGTCGGGCGGCTGGCTCGGCAAGGACAAGAACAACACCGCGCTCGAGGGCCTAGGCCTGGAGGGCAACCGCCAGATCGCTAACGTTCTGCTGTCGTTGTACGACACCGTGTTCGAAGCGGGCACGATGATCGGCCTGGGCGCGGATGCGTTCGCGGACGAACTGAACGGCTATGTGGTCGACATCGGCAAGATCAGTCTGAAAGGGAAGACGGCCGACGAGATCCAGAAGGAGCTGTCGGCCGTGTTCTCGAAGGTCGGCGACGACCTAGCCAAGTTTGGTGTGGGCGGCCTGGAGCAGTTCCAGAAGGTGGGCGAGGGCTACCTCGAGACGCTCACCCGGGTGGCCACCAACTACCAGGCTGTGACGGTGGTTACGGATTCGATGGGGATGACGTTCGGCGCCATGGGGCTGGCATCGGTCGGCGCGCGCGAGCGGCTGATCGACCTGGTCGGTGGCCTGGACGAATTCACCTCGAGCGCTGACCAGTTCCTGAGCGACTTCTACACCGACCAGGAGCGGGCCAACTCGCTGCGTGCACGGATCAACCCGACGCTCGACCAGTTCGGCATCAAGACTGGTGCCGACGACTCGCTGCAGCAGTTCCGCAGCGTGGTCACCGGCCTGGACTTGACGACCGAGGCCGGCGCGCGCGCGTACGCCACGCTCATGCAGATCGCGCCGGCGTTCAAGCAGATTGCGGACGTCGATGCGGCGCGGTTGGAAGCGCGGCGCGATCTGGAAATCGAGGTGATGGAGCTGCTGGGCAACAAGTCCGGCGCGCTGGCCGCAAGCCGGGCGGCTGAGCTGGCCGGTCTGGACGCTTCGCTGCGCCCACTGCAAGAGCGGGTCTACGCCCTGCAGGACGAAGCGACAGCGCTGGAAACGGCGAACTCGCTGCTGTCGCTCCAGGCTCAGATTTACGAGCTGAACGGCAACAAGGCCGGCGCGGCCGCAGTGCTGGCGCAGCAGCAGGCCATCGCCCTGGCGGCGTTGGATCCGGCGCTGCGCGGCGCCACGCTGCAACTGTGGGGCTTGCAGGCCGCCGCCAAGGCGACCGAACAGGTGAAAACGGATGCGGCCGCGCTGATGGGTGGCGTGGATGGTGCGTTCTCGGTGCTGCAGAAGGTGGTCGAGCGGCAGAAAAAGGCGCTGCAGGAGGAAATCAACGTCCGGACGAAATCAATCCAGACGATCGAGGCCCTGTCGCAGTCGCTGCGCAGCACGCTGGACGGCATGACGGTGCAGGGCCGCGAGGTCGAAGACCGTCAGGCCGCCCAGGCGCAGATTCAGGCGGCCCTGGCCATCGCGAAAGCGAGCGGCAAGCTGCCCAGCGCAGACGACCTGAAGAACGCCCTGTCGGTGGTCAGCAAGGACGCCTCGACCCAGTTCGCGACCCAGCAGGACTACCTGCGCGATTTCTACGCTACCCGAAACGGTATCGAGGATCTCGCCGGCCTGACCGACAAAACACTGTCGACCGAGGAGCGCAGCCTGAAGAAGCTCGAAGACCAGGTCAAGCAGTATGACCTGATGCTCGAGCGCGAGCAGGAGCAGATCGACGTCCTGAAAGGGATTTCGGTCACGGGCCTGTCGATCGAGCAGGCGTTGGCCGCGCTTCACAGCGCAGTGCTGGCCGCCGGCTCCAACCCGGTGAATTCGGCCGGCTCGGCAATCAGCGACGCCTATAAGAGCGCGCTGGGCCGGGCTCCGGACCAGGCCGGGCTGGACTTCTGGAAGGACAAGGCAGCGTCTGGAATTTCTGTCGACACGATTGTAGGCGCTATCAAAGGCTCTCCTGAGGCGCAGATCCAGAAGCTTTACAAGGACGTGCTAGGGCGTACTGCCGACGCGGGCGGGCTGAAGTTCTGGCTCGACAAGGCCAACAGCGGCATGTCGCTCGACACCATCCGAGAGGCAATGCTGACGACGGAGGAGGCCAAAAAGAAGCTGCGCGGCTTTGCGGTTGGTACGAACTACCTACCATCGACCATGCCGATCCTGGCTCATGAGGGCGAACGCATCATTCCTGCGGCTGACAACCGCGAGCTGATGCGCCGCCTGACCAGCCCGTCCGAGAACAACCAAGTTCTGGTCGCAGCGGTAGCGCGGCTGACTCGGGAGGTCGAGAGCATGCGAGCAGAGATGTTCCAGGCCATGTACCAGACGGCCAAGAACACCGGCCGAAGCGCCAACAGCCTCGAGCACATCGACCGCGTTGGCGTCGAAATTCGAGATGAGGAGAATGCATGAAACTGATCGCTCCAATCGCGATCACCGACTCCGTATTGGTGGCGTCGTCGCTGTCCGAAAGTGACAGCGGCGACGCACCTCTCTGGAGCCCTGGGGCGAAAACGAAAGGCCAACGCGTGCGCCGGCCTGATCATAGGGTCTACGAATGTGTTACCCCCCACACCGCTGCTGACGTCACGATGGACTACCCAGAGAACAACCTGGCAGGAACGTCGGCGAAGTGGATATTGGTCCGGCCCACCAACCTTTATGCAGCCTTCGATTCCGTAATGAGCACAGCCAGCGTAGGGGATGGCGAAGTCCTTTCCTGGACTTTGTTGCCAGTGGCGCGTGTCGATTCGGTTGTGCTCTTTGGTGTGCGTGCTGCCAGTGTCCGGGTTCGCGTGACGGTCGGTGGACTCGTGAAGTACGACAAGACACAGAATCTTCGCCTGCGAAACTGCAGGAGCTGGAGCGAGTGGTTCACGAAGCCTCGATCGTTCCGTCGGGATGTTTCGTTCACGGATCTGCCGATGTATCGGAATGCCGTCATCGAAATCATCGTCACCTGGCAGGGTAGGCAGCCAGAGGTCGGTGAAGTACAGCTCGGGCGATTCGATTATCTGGGCCAAGTCCAGTGGGAGCCGAGCGTGCGGACTGTCGATTATTCAAAAGTCGAGACGGATGTTTGGGGAAATACAAGGTTCACCCCTCGGCGCGCGGTCCGTGTCGTCGAGTTCGATCTGTTCATCGCGAATGAAAGTGTCGATGAGGTGCTGCGCTTGCTGACCTTGGCAAAGTCTGCTCCTCGCGCATGGCTTGGAACGCCGCTATTCGGCTTGCTGAACCTATTCGGCTTTGTTCAAGATTTCCAGATCGTCATAAGGGGCCCAGAAGGCTCGTTCCTCAACCTTCAGATTCAGGAGTTGACCTGATGGTCGCACAAATTACCGTTAAATTGCCGCAGCTTGGCAGCGCCCCCGACCCGGATAGTCCGGAGACTTTCGACGATCTAGCAGACGATTTGATGCGTAAGCTGCCGCCGCTTCAGGAGTCAATTGATCTGTTCGGTGATCAGGCAAATGAATTGGCCATAGACATCAACGACAAGGCACTCGCAGCCGCGAACTCAGCGTCTGCTGCTGAGCAGGCCGCCTTGACCGCCGGAGCCGTGACCTGGACGGCCGGTACGTATGCGCTCAATACCGCACGCGTCAGTCCGTCGAATCAGCTCACCTATCGGAAACGAACCGCCACCAGCGCGACCACGATCGACCCAGCCAATGATCCGACCAACTGGAAGAACATCAGTAACGTTGGACCTGTGGCGGCCACGCTCGCCGACAACGCTACCGCCATTCAATGGGACGCCGGTGCGGTGCAGATCGCGACCATCGTCCTGGGGGGCAATCGCATCCTGGCCGCGCCGACCAACATGCAGGCCGGCGTATATGTCTTGCACGTCAAGCAGAACGCCACCGGCAACTTCAATCTCACTTTCAATGCGGCCTTTGTCTTCATTGAGGACGTGCCGCCTGAGATTGCCAAGGCCGCCAACCGACGTACCGTGTTCTCGTTTATCTGTGACGGGGCGAACCTGTACGGATCTTACCTGCCGGGGTTCACGAAATGACGATGATGGCGCCCGTGCTGGCGCGGACCGTGATCCTCAAGCCCGGCACGGTTGCGAACTACAACATGCGCACTGCAGCCGGCAATATCGTCGGCCCGGCAGTCGTCATCTGTCTTGCAGAAGGGGCTATCACGTCGAGCAGCACCTCAACGCCGGCGTTCGATACCGGCGCGGGGTGGAGCGCGGGGTCGGTACTGATGCTGATCAACCGCGGCAGCATCACCGGCCGCCAGGGCCCGACCGGCACGCACGGCAGCGGTTCGCGTGGCCGGGCCGGCGCCAGCGGATCGGGCGGGAACGGCCGATCGGGTGCAAGCGGAACGGCCGGCGGTGCGGGTGGTTCGGGTAGCGACGGTAGTGCATCGAGCGGCCAGGCCGGCGGCGCCGGTGGTGCTGCGCTCAAGGCGTCGAGCCCCGTAACGGTCACGAATGACGGCAGCATTACTGGCGGCCCCGGCGGCCCCGGCGGTATCGGAGGCACAGGTAACGGCGGTAGCGGCGGTGGCGGCGGCGGCGGCGGTGGTGGCGGCAATCGCGCCGTCAATAACTCAAATGGCAACGAGGTGCTGGGCACTGGTGGCAACGGTGGGCGCGGGGCCGGCGACGGTGTAGCCGCAGGCGCTGGATCAGGGAGCGGCGGGGCCGGAACATTCGGCGGAGACGGTGGGGGGCTACAGATCAACGGCGGCCGGGGTCAATCGGCGGCAAGCAGTTCGGGCGGCACCTACACCTACACCGGATATGCCGGCGGGGCGGGCGGCGTACGGGGATCCGGCGGCGCGTCCGATTACGGTAGCGATGGCGCTACAGGGCCACGCGGGGCGGCCATTCAAGGAGCTAGCCTGGTCCAATTCGCCAAAGTTGGAACTATTACAGGGTCACAAGTATGACAATCAAATTTCGTATCGTCGACGTCAACCATAAGGAGCGGCAGCTCATCGTCCGCTTCTTCAGCGACCTATTGCCGGAATCAGAGCTCGTGGCCGAGTATGCTGCAGATGGCCGCACGCCGGTCGCTTACCGCACAGATTATGCAATCACTGTGCCGATTCCGGCGCCCGAAGGCGTTGAGTTGGCCGCTTTCATCATGCAATACTGTCCGGTCGATTGGTTCGACCTCAAGCACGCAGTACTGGATCCGTCGATACCAACACCAATGCCCATTGTAGCGATCGGCCAGGTAGTTAATGGATCACCACTGCAGCCGCCGCCTACGCTGGGCGAGCTGAAGGCAGCAAAGAACGAGGAGATCAATGCCTGGCGCGCACGCGCCAACCTGTCGACCTTCCCGTTCGCCGGCAAGCACTTCTCCTGTGACACGCTGTCGCGCTCTGACATTGACGCCGTGGCTAACCACATTGCGCTGTTCGGTACATACCCGGACGGTTTCCCAGGCGGCTGGAAGACGGTCGATAACTCGATCTTCCCGCTGCCGGACATCGACGCATTTCGCGACCTGTTCGCCAGCATGACCGCACAGGGAACGGAGAACTTCAACCATTCGCAGCATCTCAAGGAGCAGCTCGAAGCCGCTGAGACCCCGGAGGCGGTTGAGGCGATCCGGTGGTGACCGACAACGGGCGAAAGCTTTCTTCGCTATCCCAACAACCCGCTCCGGCGGGTTTTGTTTTTTCTGATGCACTCACGCCATGAAAGTATCCCAAATGAGTGAACCAATTTCCGGCGCCGCCGCCGGCGCCTTCGGCTGGAAGCTGCTGGGCGGCATGGCCGGCATGGGCGCGATCGGCGCTGGCCTGGCGGCAGTGGTCGTGATGTGCATGATGACGCCGCGCAGCCCGCGCGAGTGGGCCGTGGGCCTGATCTCGACCGTCGTGTCGTCGATCGGCGGCGGCGCGGCCGTCATCCAGCACTACGGCCTGGACGCCTGGGCGCACAAACCAATCGGCCTGGTCGCGATGCTGGGCCTAGTGTTCGCCTGCGGGCTGCCGGGCTGGGCCATCGTGCGCTGGCTGTTCAACTACATCGACGCGAAGCGAAACGCAACGCTGGCCGACGTGATGCGCGACGTGCGGGGGCAGCCATGATCGTCACTGCTGACATGATCCGCCGTGTGGCGCCGCAGTGCGGCGCGAACGCGGCCGTCGTCGCCAACGCGCTGCAGCCGGCCATCGAGCGCTTCGGGATCAACACCCGCCGGCGCCTGGCCCACTTCCTTGCCCAGGTGGCGCACGAGAGCGGGGGATTTGTGCGCAAGCGCGAGAACCTGAACTACGTGCCGGCTGCAATCTTGTCCAGGTTCAATACGAAGAAGGTGACGCGCTTCACGCCTGAGCAGGCCGAGCGCTTCGGCCGCACGGCTGCGCACGCGGCCGACCAGCAGACAATCGCCAACATCGCCTACGCGAACCGCATGGGCAACCGGGGCCCGGAGAGCGGCGATGGTTGGCGTACGCGCGGCGCTGGCTGGATGCAGATCACCGGCACCACGAACCACAACGCCGTGGCGGACTATTTCGGCCTGTCGCGCGACACCATCGGCGCCTGGCTGTCGACGGACATGGGCGCCGCCCTGGGCGCCGGCTGGTTCTGGCACGTCAACAACCTGAACCGCTTCGCCGACCTCGACGACGTCGACGGCGTGTCCGACTGCATCAACATCGGCCGCAAGACCGAGCGAGTAGGCGATGCCATCGGCTACATCGAGCGCCGGGCGCTGACCGGCCAGGCCATGAAGGCGATCCCATGACGACCATCGAACGCACCCTGGTCGCCATGATCGTGCTGGCCGGGCTGGTGGTGGTCGGCTGGCTCGGCGTGATGCACTACGGCAGCACTCGCTACAACGCAGGCTATGCGGCTGCCGTCGCCGAGGGAAAAACCGCGCGCGACGCCGTCGCTGAGATCACCCGCATCACCGAGGCCGACTTGCGCGCGCAGCTGCAGGCGCGCGAATCGGCCGCACATAGAAAGGAACAGGAACATGCCCAAGACCTCGCTGCTGCTCAGCGCCGTGTGCGCGTTGGCGATGACCGGCTGCGCTGCCCGACAGGGCCAGTACCAGCCAGCGCCGCGCCCGGCGATCGACCCACTGCCGCCGCACCTGGTGCTGACGGAGCAGGACCGGCAATTGTGCCGGAGGTTGCTGCTGAAATTCTCGCCGACGGAGCAGACATTGCGCGAATCGTGCGGCAGTACGACCGCGTCATCGAGAGCTTTGAAGCCTGCAGGGCGGTGAATGCACGCTAGCCTTGTTAAGGCCCAGATGGGGTAGACAAACAGTCCATCTGCCGGAATGGGTCCTGCTGCAATATTCAGGTCGGTTTGACTGCATTGTGCCGGCGCGTGCGGCGCAGTGCGACCAGGCCGGCCAACCCCATTCCCAGCAACGCGACCGACGCCGGCTCCGGCACTTCGGCAGTATTGGTAAACGTGTACTCTGCTGTGTCGTACAGGCCATTGAAGCCGAAACGGATACTGTTCGGGCTGGTCGCTGTCACACTGCTGAGTCCGGAACGAAATCCAGCCGTATGGCTGTAGTTGGTGAGCACAAGGTCATTGACCATAGCATCGGAAAAGCTCAGATCGAAAATGAAACCGTCTAGACCGCTAAAGATGTTTCTGCGGTCTTCGGCGGCCATTTTTATAAAGACGCCGGTATCGAGCACATCGAACATAAATGTCCAGGAGGCGCCGAAGACATCTCTCGCTCCGCCAGTGAATTCAACTCCAGACCCGACCGTTGCCGGGCTGGCAAAAGTGACTGGACCTAGCGCGCCTTTGCTATCGAACGTGAGGGTTGCGCTTGCGCCAAAATAGCCGGCATGGGCATTGTTCGACAATACGCTAGAGCCAACGGTCAAGGTGATGCCGATCATCAAAGCGTGGAAGGTTTTCATGCAAGCTCTTTCAGTAATTAGAATTGTTCTGTTAGCTTAAGCAAATTTAATGCCTAAACAAATTGTTTCGCTAAATCAATGATTTGCGATCACCTAAACCACGACATCACTGACGGGTGTCAAGATAACCGACAGTTGTCGTTCATACACCGTCGGAGGTCAAAGTATTGTTGTCATCGGCGGATGGCAAGCATGCGATATGGAGCTTGGCGGCGTCGCCGGCGCCAAATCTTTGTATCGACCAGCGTAGGTAGGCTCACACCGCTGCTGCAAGTGAATAAAAGCCCAAACAGAGTTTTTCCGTTCGTTCTACCGGCGCGGTTCACCGGTTACGACACGGATGACAACTGACGACTTCGACGCCTGGCGCGCCTGGGCTATCGATTTGCTGCGCCAGTATGCGGAATGTGCTGCTCGGCACTCGAAGACGGTTCAGGCCTGGCCGAAGTAGGCGAGAGGATCGTCGAGCCGGCAGATAGCGTCAGGGATTTCATTCGTGCGTGGGTGTTAACTCTTCCATATTAGTATGCGGGCACTACCCACCCTACGAAAGCCAACTATTATGAAAAACCTTGTCCGCACTACTGCTCTGTCGCTGATGCTTTGCGCTTCTGTGTCGGCGACCGCGGCGCCAGCTTCTACAAAGCCGCTGGTCATTGAAGGCGTGCTACAGGAGTTCGTCGGCCCATCTGCGCGATGCCCTTCGAATTTTGGCGGCACGATTGTCGGGCAAGGAAATAGCGCTCTTCTCGGTCGAATCGCCTTCATCGGAACTGACTGTATTACGCAAAATGGCCCGCTGTTCAACTTCGCAGAGGGTCGCATGACGATAGTCACGACAGACAGCGATCAGATCTTCTTGAACTACAGCGGCCAGTTTGTTCCGACCGGCGAGGGCGCGAAATTTGTGTTTAGTAATGCTACATTCCAAATTACTGGTGGCACCGGCCGGTACAAGAAGGCTGCTGGTGGAGGCAACTTCACTGGCGCCGAAGACATGGCAACCGGCGCGGGTACGATTAAAGTGAACGGCCAGATTACGTTCAAGGACTGATCCGGCCAACATCTTCACGCTGTCTTGCTGCCTACTTCGCTAAGAGGACACAGGCGGGGCCGAAATAGAACCGCGCCGCTGTCCGCCCTGAATTAGCACGCGCTGGATAACCGATAGTGGTATGCCGCACTCGTGCAGCGATCGCACTCCTGCGGCCATCCCAAACACTCCGGCAATGTTCACGGCCAGGTCGACTTGCACTGCCGTGAGGCGATCAGTTCGTTGGTCCATCCAATCAGTATGGCAGAGCGTGATACCTACGGTATATGTCGGAGGTTAGACTATGCGTCGCGCATCCCGCTGTTGCGCCGGCGCGTCGGTGGCCATTGATTGGCCGCTGCTATACTGTATGTATGAACAGTATTAAGCGAACCGATCGCGCGCCGCTTACCCGCGCCGAGCTGCTAGAAATTCAAGAGCGCCTACGCGGCTCCGACGATGGCCGCGCACTACTCTGGGAGTTATTTCGCCTGCGTGCTTTGACGCTCCGGACGCACGACTACCTGCGCATCAATCCGCAGTCGTCGACCGCTGGCATCATGCGCGATTCGCTGCTCCGCGACCTGGGCGCCGAGCCGGTGGTGCAGGAGCAGCCGAAGCTATAGCGTACTGATCTGTACTATTGAGCAGGGCCGACCTGAATCGAAACAATGGGTTGCGGCGGCACCTGCGGCTCATCCATAGTACAAGCGACCGCTGCTAGGTCGTTGTCGGGAAACGGAAAAATGCCGAAGCGTGGTTAGATTCATAGCCTAACCATGCTTTCTCGGGAACTACGGCGTTTGCGTGTGTCTGGCGACCGTCCTCAACGCTGCGCCCAGAGGTGTGTCTTGGAACTTCGAGTAGTCGACCAGGCCAGAAGGCAGGAGGCGGAAAGCAGATGGATTACCTTCTTGGCCCTCTGGGTCATGGTGCGTTAAGAAGTACTCCAGGTCTCGAACGAACGCCAAGTCGACAGCATGTGCCAAAGCCAGCAGCGTTTCAGTATCGATGACTGCGTCCAGGTATGCAGCGAAAGCGCGACCGAGAAGTGCTGGCTTTTTCAGATCGGTTACCTTATCCAGCGTTAGGAACAATGCCTCGCCGACCACACCCCTATACTCATCTTTATTGAGGCGATCACGTGCGCGTCCCGCTTCGATCGATCTTATCAAGCTCGGCTCGGTCAAAAACTTAAGTAGCTTCGCGCTCAGTGCCCTCGAACGCAGGTCGGTCAGGCCCCTGGATAATTTGAATGCAGTACCAACTACTGGAACCGCCTCAAGCGCCTCATTGTTAATTAGAAGGTCCGCAATCGCTTCGCCACCCTCTAAAAAAGCCTCTAAAAAATTACGTTCTGAATTGCTCATCGCTCACTCCGACATCGCCATACGCTCAGCTTACCGCTCGCGCGTATGGAGCGCAATTTCGCGAAGCAAGCTGCGCTATTCAATCCGCTGGCTGCCAGTGGAATCAAGCACTTGCAGCGACTCAATCAGTGAATGAATAGCGCAGGACCTGCGCTCCAAGAGATTGATTCGATTGCCCAAAATGCCAATAGAGCGTCTGACTTCTAAATTGATAGTCAGGGGAGCAATGTGCGGGATAGGGAGTAGCTTCTCTCTGGCTGCGAAATGCGGTATATAGGGACATCTAAACCCGCAGCTCTTACAGCCTGTCTAATTCGTTCCTCATCCGCGTTAGAAATTTTCATGCCTAAAGTAAGGCTTTGAATTGCTGATTTATCAAAATTGTATATACCTGCGCCGCGCTGATTCGAAAGCGATCTTGCAAGGGCTGGGCTTACATAGCAACACAAATCTCGATACTGAGAATCCCGTGCTTCATCAGTCATCGCTACCTTAATAATTCGCCACTCTTGTTCGTACTCCCAGCATCGTGCCTTCGTCATAAAAACCTTGTCGTAGAGTTCTCGATCTCTCGTCGTCGGTGCTGTAACTATAGGCAGATCTTCTTGATAAAATACTTTTAAAGCAGTTTTGAATATATCAATGTCGCTGTGAAATCCGATGCAAATACCTCTATGATGGTCGGAATAGTGCGACCACATCAAAGAATTATCCCAGGCTGGAGCTAAACAGAGTATCCCGACTTCATCGAGATGTTTAGCAGTGGCTTGCGTGCTAAAAAAATCTGGGTCCAATCTCGAAGCACGTGACATCGCCATTAGGCGCTTCGCTGGAGTCATCCCGAAGCTTTTTAACCCGTCGTTTATATATTTCCTCACCTCCCGACCGTCTCCGATGCGAAAAGCAGGCCTGCAATCGAACGGATCATTAAAGCTCATTCTCGTCGAAAATCTGATCGAGTCACCTGCAATAAACGCTTCCAGCCACGGCCCAATCGCCATGTATTTGTAGAACACTGGCGGCAGCGCGTTATAGGTTTCTATGGAATCGAAAGTCATGGATCGTTGAATCTACGGGATACGGTAAATAGGGACTTGGTGACTAATGCTGAGCTGGCTGTCCGCTCTGAGAACTGCGTCTAAGTATCATAGCAAGATTACCGCGCGCAGTTACGATCAGATTCACATGGGATTTGATGGCTTGGCGTTATTGGACTTGATCGATCGATGCTGGCGTGACGCTGAGCGACTGCGAATCCAGGGTGGGAAGGTGGACCATGAAACAACGCACCTCTAGAGATCGAGCGGCTCGACAGACTGGGGGCCATCGAAATCGTTGTTACTAGACTTATGGGCATCCTTGTGAATTCAGCCGCAATAGTCCCCGAAATGAGCATTAACTCATTCATTGGTTCAGCTCATAAGATCTTTGAAAGGTCCGTATCGGACCGCTTCCGAAAATCAGCAGAATCCTTCTTAATAGCAGGGGAGAGAAATCGGGCCGGGCGAGCCGCGGCGCCAGCGCGCACGATGACCTGCCCCTTGGGCATAACGATGCCCTCGCTGGGCGAGTAACGGGCGAGTTCAAAACAACCCGCGCACGGCGGGCTGATATCCTGCTGAGAACGAGGTTACCTTGCAGGCGTTGCCTGGGCTGGGGCGGCGGCTTGTGATGGCGTGCCTGCAGCCCGACCAGCCTCAAAGGCGGAGATCGTCGAGCTGACAATCCCAAGGTTGGATGCTTGAGTGCCGAAGTAAGCAGCAAGTGCAATTCCAAGCACCGAAAGTATCGTCGTTATCGAGGTAATCCAGAGAGTTTGCTTCAGATTCCCAGCGCTTTCGGCGGCGGCCACGGCGCGCTCAGCAAGGAGAGCCATGGCTCGCTCGCTGCCACTGACCTGGGCTGCAAGCGCGTCCATCTTCCCTTCAATTGAAGACAGACGCCCATCCATGCGTAGTTGCATGTTTTCTATTTTCAGATCGATTTCACTTTGGGTCGGGGTAGTCATAACTGCATCATCATCTGTAGATTGGGGGCTGTCAACCACGATAGGCTCTTGTGTTTCAGTCGAAGCGCCAAACTTGGCGGCGCGCCGATTCGCGACGGCAACAAATTTCCTCGACAGTGCATCGAAAATGGCAGTGGCCGTCTTAAGGTTAGACTGCGGCTTTAGGAATTCATCTAACGGCGCTCCAGATGCCACGGCCCGGGTTGCTGCCTCGATACGCTTGATCGTCCTGAGTCGCATCGTTTGCAGTATTCTCTGCACTTCATTTTTCAGAGCGGTCAATTTCTCTATGTCTGGATGCGGCGCCTCCACCCCTTCCAGCATTTCCTCAAGAGCGCCGATCATCATTTGATAATCCGCAGATGTCGCGCGCTCCGTCGAATCAGCGGTCGCCGGCACCTTTACTGCCTGACTAAGATCGGCAAGTGCACGCTCAATTTCTATTACCTCCACTTCGCCTCCAGTGTTCGTACTGCATAAATGCTCATGGCCTGTGCTGGCACGCATAATTTTTGCAGTGGACGGTCATCTAAGCGTGCCGTTTCGCTCCGCGAGTATAGCGGGGCGAGGATGCATCAATCCTCATCAATATTCACTGCACTGTTACTTCGCAGTTTGAAGTGCTGTTGGCTTTGGCGCGCCCGGCCATCGGTAGGCCAAAGATCGCAGCAATTGACGGATGTGCATACTTCTCATACTTCGCCAGCGTTCGAGCGGACGGCCAGATGTAGAGGTGGTCGGGGAAGTCGGCCACAGGGAGCAGGTAGGTTCCTTCGATCCCTTCGTTCAGAGGATCTGCCCGCACCCAGATGATGAAGTCGACCGCTGGCTTGTGCGCCAGCGCGACCTTCCAACACGGGTGGCTTCGCTCGTAGCGGCACCGAGTGCACAGCAAGCGGGCGGTTACCCCGTTTAGGCGGAAGGTACGCGGGCTGAGCTTCTCGACCTGGGCGTTCGCCGCGGCCGCGCATCGCTCGAGCTCGATCGTCATGTCACGGGTGATGCAGCGCATTCGATACCTGGTGATCGTGCTGCGGGTGAGCGATGGCCAGCTGACGCCGGCGAGCCCCATAGCAGATGTGATGCCGTTGAACCGGTAGGCATATGACTTCACCGCCGGGCCGCCGCTAGCGTTGATGAGGTCGGGCGTCACCTTGCCGTGCTCGACGAATATCTGACGGAGCACGTCGAGCATCTCATCGTCGGACCATTGCCGGCGCCGGCGGTCCCGTTCGGCGCGCGCCTCCCCCAGGTTCTCGCGCGACACGATCGCCGCAAATGCATCGTCCACCTTCACCCATGAGGCCTGCGCATTGGAGCGTCGAGTGCTCTTTAATCGCTGCGTGCTACGGTTGAATACCAGTGTGCCGGCGTACTTATCGTTCGTGAGGATCTGCTTGACATGGTGTGGCGACCAGGTGCGCCCGAATTCGTTCGCGATGCCCTCATGGTTGAGGCGGCGCGCAATGCCGGTGTCCGACATGCGCTCGCCCAGGTACATTTCGTAGATGCGGTGAATCACGACCACTTCATCATCAGGCCCTATGGAATAGGTGACCCTGTCCGTCGGCATGGATTTGCGCTCGCCGGCGCCGAGCAGCCCCTTTGACTGGCCAGTCGCCGAGATCACAACACGGCGGAGGCCGTATCCAGCCAGGCCACCTTGTTTGAACCCTGCTTCGGTAAGGCGACACTGCGCTCGAAATACCTTCGCTGAAAGCTCGCGACTGTACTCGGCGGCCATGGCCCGCTTGAGGCCCTTCAGGACAGCGGCGAGGGGTGATCCATCGTTGGTGAATGGCTCCGCGCAGTAGGCCACCGCGATGCCGGCCCGGCGGCAGGCATATTCGTAGTAGGCGCTCTCGTCGACGTCCTGGAAGCGGCCCCAGCGGCTCACATCGTAGACCAGAACCACGTTGAAGTCGGCGCGGCCGGCCTGAATGTCGGTCAGCAGCTCCAGCAGGCCAGCCCGCCCGTCCAAGGTGAGGCCGCTGCGCCCCTTATCGCGATAAACCTTAACGATCGTGAAGCCGTGCGCCACAGCGTACTCCAGTAGCGCTGCCTTTTGATGCTCGGTCGAATAGTTTTGGTGCTCGGTTGAGGCTCGTAGGTACAGTGCGGCCCGGTCGGCGTACGCCTTCAGCACGTGGACTCCGGCGAGCTGGGAGCATCAAGACCAAATATCCCACGCACAGTCGGGTACCGCATGCGAGCGAACCGGTCTAGGTTCGAGTCTTTCAGATAGATCACCCCTGGCGCCAGGTCGTCCTGGCTGAAAAGGAAGTAGTCGGCAATGGTCCCTGCGATCGGCTCCATCCGGCCCACGATGGTGAAGTCGGCATCAGGCCTACCGCGAATCCGCCAGTTCCGCTGACCGCGCCGCGGGTTTCGCTGGACGGCAATCTCGATCCGCACCCGAAGTTGTCCATTCATCAGAATTGTGTGCGGTTCCTCTCCAGGATCGGTGGCGCCGCCAGCGGTCCGGGCTAGCGTTTCCACCTCTTGTAGGAGTCCGGTCCGCGCCGCGGTGAGCAGTCTTTTTGTCGCCACAAATGCATATTTCGGCAAGGTCGGTAGGCCGGCAGCCTCGTAAGCGCTCATGAGGGATCCGAACGTGCGTACCAGCAGCTGCGGATCCGGCAGTTGCTTGTCGGCCGCGATAATCTTCGCGTTCACGGTCCCGTGCCGGCTGTGGCAAGACTGGAGGAGGGCAACCAGCTCATCCCGACTGTAGCGCTTCATCCGACGCGCGCGCTCCGCCTGGACCTGAGCGAAGACCTTGGCGCCGACGATCGGGGCGACCGCCTCCTGCTTTACGATCCATTGGTCGGTATCATTTCGAGTTCGACGGGTAGATAGCTTGCCCGAGCGCCGGTTGTAGGCGAGGGCGCCGCAATACTTCACATTGGTCAGTAGCGAGTTGATCATCGCCTGAGTCCAAGGCCGGCCGAACCCGCTGGGCACGGCTTCGTTATTGAGCATGCGCGCTAGGCCAGCCTCGCTGGCGCCTTGCTCGAGGTAGAGGGTGTACACGCGCCGGACCGTTGCCACTTCATGCTCGGGGCCCCATACCAGCACAACACGATCCGTTGCAGATATCTTCGACTCGCCATATTCAAGGATGGCGCGTGGCGTACCGCATGCTTTGAGCGCCAAGCGCCGGAGGCCGTAACCAGCCAGGCCACCTTGCTTGAATCCCATTTCGATGAACCTGGCCTGGGCTGCGAATACCTTTTCGGATAGGTCGCGGCTGTATTCGGCTGCCATAACGCGTTTCATGCTCTTGAGGAGCGAAGCGTATGGTCCTGCGTCGTCGGCAAAGCGTTCGCCACAGTAGGTGACTTCGATCCCGGCGCGCCTGCAGGTGTGCTCGTGGTAGGCGGCCTCGTCGATGTCTTGGAATCGCCCCCATCGGCTGATGTCGAACACGAGGATGCGGCTGAAGTCGGGATCCTGCGACTGGACGTCCTGCATGAGACTCAGAAGGCCGGCCCTGCGACGGATGTCCAGGCCGCTCTTACCGTCGTCGACATACTCGCGGATGATCGATATGTCGCGCGCGGCCGCGTATTCACGGATCCTGGCGCGCTGGTGGTCTGTCGAGTAGTCCTGGCTCTCGGTCGACATGCGCACGTACATGACAGCACGGTTCGCAGCATGGTTGACCATAGAGCCTCCAGTGTTTGACCTGGCGCAATGCGCCGCAGGGGTTCTGGAAGACTATATGAGGATGAGTGATCACGCCACAAAAACAACCGTAGGCCCCTTGGTGCTGGCTACAGCTTTGGAGCTCCGCCGCGTCCATGGTGTTCGTCTATCGGCCGCCTACTTATTTGAAGCAGAGGTCGCCTTAGACGTGGCCATAGAACTACTGGCGCGCTCAATTCGGCACCCGTACGGGCTCATGACGAATAAAAGTTCGTCGTCACCACCAAAACCAGACCTCTAAACTGAAGCGAACCTTATAAAAATCTCGGTGACCGGCCAGTCTGGGGTGCTATCCGTCGCCTGGGTTCTATAATTCACAAGCACTGGCACCGCCTCCACCCTGTTGGTACCCGCCGACCTGACCTCGCTCGCAGCCGCGATAGGGCGAGTGGTGGCGCCACCGTCGGTGACCGGCAATGGCTGAACCACCCAGCGGTGAGGTCTGGTCGCCCTGATCGGCGCCATGGCCGCGGCGGCGCTGCTCGCGCTCACGCCGAAGTTCGAAGGCACCGTGCTGACCACCTACCGCGACATGGGTGGCGTGCTGACCTATTGCACCGGCGCCACCGAGGACGCCCAGTGGGGCAAGACCTACACGCCGGACCTGTGCCGGGCCCAGCTCGACCGCGACCTCGAGCGACACGCCGCGGGCATCGCGCGCTGCGTGTCGCTGGCCATGATGACCGATGGCCAGAAGGTGGCTTTCGTCGACGCGGCCTACAACATCGGCGTCGGCGCGTTCTGCGGTTCAAGCATGGCGCGGCGCGCCAATGCCGGCGACATGGCCGGCGCGTGCGACGCGCTGCTTATGTGGAACAAGGTCGGCGGCAAGGAGGTGCGCGGGCTCACCCGGCGGCGCCAGGCCGAGCGCCAGATCTGCTTGAAAGGACTTTCGTGATGGTGGCAATATCAAAAAAGCTGCGCAGCCTGGCGGGTGGCCGGCTGGCTTTCTAGTGTCCGGGGTGCAATGAGGCCCACCAGATAAGCGTGGGGGATGGTACTGGCCCGTGCTGGGGCTACAACGGCAACGCGGACGCTCCAACTTTTACGCCATCCGTGCTTGTGCGCAGGCCACTACGTGCCGATCGCGGTCAAGAGCCGGGGGCATGCTGGTGCACCTACAACGCTGAGCATCCCGAAGATCCTGATCCGTTCACGTGCACTTGCTGCCATTCATTCGTGACTGACGGCCGTATCCAGTTCCTGGACGACTGCTCGCATTCACTTGCTGGGCAGACGGTTGATATGCCGGATTGGGGCGCGCCGTGACGACCTTCGAGCGCACCCTTGCCGCCCTGATCGTGCTGGCCGGCCTGCTGGTGGTCGGCTGGTTGGGCTTGATGCACTACGGCGGCAAGCGCTACGACGCCGGCTATGCGGCCGCCGTCGCCAAAGGCAAAACCGCGCGCGACGCCGCCGCTGAGACAACCGCATCACCAAGGCCGACTTGCGCGCGCAACTGCAGGCGCGCGACTCGGCCGCACATAGAAAGGAACAGGAACATCCCCAAGATCTAGCTGCTGCTCAGCGCCGTGTGCGCGCTGGCGATGACCGGCTGCGCTGCCCCGCAGGGCCAGTACCAGCCGGCACCGCGCCCGACGATCGACCCACTGCCGCCGCATCTGACGCTGACGGACCAGGACCGGAGCTAGTGCCGGAGGTTGCTGTTGAAATTCTCGCCGACGTAGAAGACATTGCGCGAATCGTGCGGCAATACCACTAGGTAGTCGAGAGGTACGAGGCGTGTAGAGAAATAAACTCTCAGCAATGGTCGCCACTGAGATAGCGCTCACAGCGCACGTCGTGACGGAGCACCTGTAGCAATTCGTCACCGCCGATCGGGGAATAGCCGATTTCTCTTGACAAATATTTGGCGGGGCCTTGACGAATCAGTGGTGCAACCCCACAATGATGTCATGGACAAAACTACACTTACCGTGTTAGAGCTCATCTGTGAGAACTCACGAAATGTTGCTGCTCGCGTGGCTGAGAAATTAAACGTGAGCCGACAGGCAGCTAGCGCTCGTCTGTCTAGATTAAAGAAGGAAGGGCTCATAATAAGTAAAGGGTCGGGAAGATCTACCTTTTATTACTTGGCCGAGCTTAGAGGGGTGTCCGCAGAGTATCAACGCGAAGGACTTGAAGAGGACTTCGTATGGCGCAAGCAGTGCGTACAGTTCCTTGCCAACTTGCCCGATAATGTCCGAGGTATTTGGCACCACGGTATTACGGAAATGGTTAACAACGCTATTGATCACTCAAATGCTGAAACGGTTTTGGTGACATTGCGTGAGACTGCTCTTCAAACATATTGCACTGTTCATGATAACGGTGAAGGTATTTTTGCGAAAATTCAACGTGCATTGAATTTATATGACGAGAGAGAGTCCATATTGGAGCTTTCCAAGGGAAAGCTGACAACTGACCCTGCGAATCACTCGGGCGAGGGTATCTTTTTCTCTTCAAAAATGTTTGACCGCTTTTTGATAGATTCTGGCTCACTAAGCTTTGTACATCTCGGCAATGACGTGCCTGACGTTCTGCTTAGTATTACTAATCCTGTCAATGGGACGAGTGTAACTATGATACTAGACAATGATAGTAAAAGAACGACCCAAGAAGTTTTCAACACCTTTGCCCTGCCTGATGAATTCGCGTTTGCTAAAACGATTGTCCCTGTAAAACTTGCTCAGCATGAGGGAGAAAAGCTAGTGTCTAGGTCGCAAGCGAAGCGGCTGACTAGAAGGTTTGAGAGATTTCAAATCGTTATACTAGATTTCGACGGTGTAGGGGAGATCGGACAGGGATTTGCAGATGAAGTTTTTCGAGTGTTCGCGAAATCCCATCCTAAACTAAGGATGCATCCAATTAATACTTCTCCCGCAGTCGCTAAGATGATCAAGCGGGTAACCGCTGAAGACGGTACGCAAAGCGATTAG